AACAAGGTTTAGGATCACTTGATGAAAGTGGCGTAGCTAAAGCTATTGCAGAAGTTTATAAAATAGCTGGCACTGGTGCAGATATAGATTTAGAAAAACTCGGTAGAGCTCCAGTTGCAGCAATGGGTAGAATGATGGGGTTTACTAGAGCAATTGGATCTATGGATCAAGATACTATTTTAGGTCTTGATCAATTTCTCTTAGAAGGAAAACTTAATAAACACGATGCAGAGCTAACTATTAGGGAAATGATTGCTGGCATGGAAGATGCTTTGAAAGGTGTTTCAGACGGACGTTTTTCTGCAATTCGAGACAGAGCTGAAGTTGAAGCTGAATTAACAAAATTTAAGACAGCTTTAAATGATGGTGATGACGCAATTAGAAAAGCTTTATCAGATAGTATAGCATTAAATAAAAATCATAAGTTTGCAACCCTATCAAAATTAAACGCAATTGCTGAAACTACTGATCTTAATTTAGGAATAATAGCAAAAGGTGGATATGGAAGAATGGCTTCCAATCCAATTCTTGCTACAGTGAGAACTTCATTGGAAGAAGATACCTTAGCTGATTTTATTGTCAAAAAACATGCTGACTCATTAGCTGAAGCAAATGCATTAACAGCTAAAATGATGAAAGAGCTTTCTGATCCGGATATTGCAAATCATGCTGCGAGGATGATGGCTATAGGTGAAGAGATTTTTGCTGATATCGACAGGGCTGCTCAGCTGAGGGGAGTAACCCGTAGAGGACTATTTGATGCGTTGGATCAACAGGGTGCAAAACTTGGATTCGATGTTGCTTCGTTAAGATATGTGGCAAGTGCAGTTGGAGTTGACGAGATGAGCACTAAAGCTCACCAATTGCACAGGGAAATGATGGCAAATAGGCAATTAAGAAGAATAAATTATTATACTTCTATGGATCAAAGTAATGCTAATAATATTTTTATGGGATCTCTTCAAGGAGATCCTGAATTCTATCAATATAATGATGATATTTTAAGAAGTCAAGCTAGAGAAGCATTAGACTCAACATATGATACTACAGAAAGAAATATATTAAAAGTATTAGCTGATCAAAGTGAAGAAATTTCTGATCCAGCAGAATTGAGATTCGCTAATCTGCAAGCAGATATTATTAGATCTAGAATTGAGCAAGCTAAACTTCAGGCAGAAGGATTCAGAGATGCTGGAGCTGGAACCGATATAACAGCGGATGAGATGAGAAATCTACTTGACACTGAAGGAGCAGTCGATAGCGTTGACAACATCGCTGGCACAGCTGATGACACTCGTGTTACAAGAGATATGTTACGTTCGATTACACCTGATGATGAAGGTAATCTTCCGTCAATATTTAATAAAGCAAATTATAAAAGATTTTCTAAAGATATGTTTAAAGATGGTGGTGACTTAGCTGATCTTGTCACTAACCCATTGGTCAGGAAAGGTGCTGCTGGTTTAGGGGCACTAGTAGTTGGCAGCTTTGCTTATTCGGCATTTAAAGATAGATCCAATGATGACGTAGAAGGTCCTCCATTGCTACCTGGTGGCTCATCTTATGAAGGTAATTTTCCTTCTAGGGCACCTGAAATTGGAGATTTTGCTGGACAAGGCTATTCTCCTGGTGTCAATTATAAGGTTTCATTATATGGTAATAGGAAGGCTGTCCAGCAGTTTACAAATGAGGCTGGCGGGCTTGTAAATGGTAATATTGATACTACTATGTATAACAGGATTTCAAGCATGAAGCAAGACCCATATTCTGCGTTAGCTTCTTCATATTAGGTTGGGATTAGATGATTGGTAGTATTGTTCAGCAGAACAAATCTTTAAGCGACGCTGGAAAAACGCCAAAAGATACATCACCGAGATTAGATGCCGCAAAAAAGGCTTCAGCTAAAGTATCATCTGAAAAAGTTACAGCTAAAGAAGCCGTTGGCGATTCTCGTGGACAAGTTTCCAGAAGTACAAATAATAAAATGAAAGGTTCTTTCCAGGGTCTAAACACTAGCCCTGGAACAGTTCTTCAGTTTAAAAATACTGGTTATGATTCAAAGATTAATCAATTAAAAAGATATAATAAATCTTTCCAGTCTATTTCTAATGGAAATTTTGGTTCTAATTCTTTTACTTCTAATAAAAGTTATAGTATAATGAACAATTATAGTTCTGTGTCAGCTGAGAATTCTTCTAGTGACAGATTAGGTAAAATAGTTAAAAATAATATGATGTTTTAAGCGGAGCAATTTGAATGCCAGCAAATAATGATACTACTCTCTATATTCTAAGTATGCTCTATACATATAATGCTTTTGGCGTTGAAGATGAGCAGTATATTAAACAAGTAATAGATATACTTGAGTTGAAAAATAACTATTTCTTCGATGTAGAAGCCGATAATGCTGGACTTAGAGCTAGAAGGAAAAGCTTTTTACAGGGAACCTATAGCCCACCATCTGAGGCGTCAGCTACCGCCGCTCCTGCGCTGTCAGAGAATGGTTCTAAAATATTCTTTACAACGACAATGGAAGCCCCTAAAACTGATGAGTTTGCTAGATTTGCACTTAGTACAGTTATAACTAAATGGCTAGGATTAAGCACTCTTTTTAGTGAAGCAAATTTAGCTGAACTTGAAGATAAAACTGGTACAACTGGATCAGGATGGAATATAGATCAAGCCTTCCAAAACTTTATATTTCAAGAATACTATTTATTAGATGAAAATATTGATTTATTTAGTTTATTATGTGTTAATAGATTAAAAATTTGGTTAGGAATTTGGCAACAAAATGGCACGGTAAGTCCTGATCTAGCATTTGTAGAAGAATCAAAAACTATTAGTGAATTTACAGTAATAGAAGGAGAAGATGAACAATCTGATCCTACAGGTTCCACTAATACTACAACCGCTAATAATCTTTCCTTTGATGGTTCTAATAATCTTATTTTTATATGGGATAAAGTATTTAGCACTCAAGTAACAGGTTATGAAGCTGGATTTGATAATATTCACAAAGTTTCTTTTATTAATAGATCTCCATCTTCAGATCAAAAAAATTCATTCTATCGTGTTTTTTCTAAGATAAGTTCTGATATTTTAGATGAAAATCAACCAACAAAAGCAATGTTGTCTTCTTTTGGCGGAATTGTAAATAGACTTATTTCTTTTGGATTTTTTGAACTAGCTTCATATGCGTATGAAATTTCAGAATTCGCTAAGAAAAGATCTGCCAATGTATCCTCTGTCCAAAAGTCCGCTTTTGAATTTATAGATCCAGCAGTCGATCAAGTTTGGATAGATAAACTTATTCAAGTTGAATATATAATAAGGAAAGATCCTGTTTTATTCTATAACATTATTAATTATTTCCCAAGTTTAGCAATATTCATATTAGATGCACTCACTATAACATCAGACTACTCAAATGGTGGTTTAGGTGGTGGATCTGAAGATATCTTAAATGATCCTGAAGCATTCTTAGATTCTTTAGAAAAAGCTTTTGGAATGGAAAATGGTAAAGCAGTTTTTACATTAGCTAATCGTTTTACGAATACAGCTAAAAGGATTAAGGATGTCATTGAGAGTTCCCCATATCGTGACAATACTCCTCCAGAAAATCCTGATATCTTTCATTTGCGTCTAGGTGCTGCTAACTTTTATGTTCCACCATTAACAATTGATATTAATTCTAGTTTTAAAGCTGGAAGTTTAATGGGAGCTGCATTACGTCAGAGGAGTAGCCCTAAGTTTAATTCTGGCTATAAAGAAACAACTATTAGAATGAAATTGTTTTTCCCTAATTATGAAGAGATATGGGGAATCACAATAGACGATGCTTCTAGTATAACTTTAAATGAAGATTTTAAAATTGATTTTAGAGCTAATGGCGATTCTGACGCAAAGATAGATAAGTTCTTGTCTTCTCTTCGTGGACTTGTAGCTGCTTTTAAGTATTCTCCATTCCTACCTATTAAGAATCACTACCTTAACAGTGTTCATGGGATTACGGCTGTTGGATTGTCATCAATGACAATTGCAACTATCCCGAATTTCCCATTTGCTCTTGCTGTTGATTTAGAGCTTGTAAACTTTAATCATAAACCATTCTTGCCGATGATAACTGATTTTAATCAAGCAATTCATTGGGGTAAATATCGCCAATATATGGGTAAGGCAGCTGGGCATTTAAGTAAATATGTTAGTGAAGAATTTTTGTTAAAAACAACCGATCTAAAAGAAACAGATGCTTTCCCATCTGAGGGAATACTAGACGGAAGTGCTATTGATCCAGATAATCCTCCTGATTCTAATGATATTGTTATAACAGAAGCTGGTGAATATAGACCATTTCAGGCATTAGATAGCACTACACTAAAGGAGAGCTTGTTACTACCGGAACTTTTAGCTGCAGAAGCAGCTGGTGATGTATTGAAAACAAATATTCTTAGTGAATGGCGAAATGGTAATCACTTAACATTATTCTCTCCAGCTGAAGCACAAACTAAGATGTATTTGCCAAGCACTTCTTCTTTTAGAAATGAAGAAGAAAAGATTATGACTGATCTTGGTGAAAGTTTTTGGGATTCACTTTTAAAGAAGATTGGCATTGATGTTAATCAATCCGCATCATATGGAATTTCATTAGCAGAGACAGTAGATATTTCTAGGGAGAATGCGTACAATCCTTCTATTTTTAAAACTATTACAGATTTAAATCAAATATGGACTGCAGGTGCAAATCCAAATTCTCAACAAGATTCAATTTACGAATTTTTAACAACTACATTCATTCAACAAAACTCTTCTACTTTTCCAAATACAGATGAAGGAAAAGCAGTTAAAGCATGGTTTAAGGATAGAAATAACCCGTACGACGCTGGCTATACGGAACAACTTAGTTATATTTTCCAGGGTCAATATATCACAGCTTCCCTATACGCCGTTAAGAATGCTTTTGAGGAAACGGCTAATAATCCAAAGAGTATGCTAGATTTCTTGATTGATAATCATATAGCTAATATTGAAGGAACAACTGGTCAAGCACCAGACTACGATAAAGTGAAGCAAGAATTTTCTCGAGCTTTCAATGTTGTTATGTATGAAAATTTCTTTAGGAGTGGCCCTGTACAAGCTTTGATGGAAGCTTCTAGACTTAAATCTGGACATATTCTTTTTAGAGAATGGGAAGTACCAATGTTGCGGGTCGATTTAGACCCAAATTCAGTTATCATTAATGGTGTCACAGTTTCACTTGGTAATAGTTTAGTAAAACTTCAAGTCCAAATGTTAGATGAACCAACTTATCAGCACATTGGCGGCAGAGATAGCTACATCAATATTTCAATGACGGTTATTGGTGAAAAAGAATTGGTTAAACTTAAAAAAGTTTTTGATCATATTTCTGGATTAGCTAGATTAGAGCACAGTACTGGTGTTATTGGATTCTTAGGTATTAAAAATATTATTACGGCCTTAGCTGGAATTAAGTATGTGATGCCGCTTAACTATAGTGTTAATACTCGACCCAACTTTCCGCATGTTTATGATGTTGAATTATCTTTAGTAGACTTTGATGTTTTCCAGCAAAAAAGAGAAGAATTAAGCTCGAAGCAGCAAAGAGATTTAGTTGATCATTTTGGCACAAAGAGAAATCCATTTTTAAGAATCAAACAGCTTTGGGGATCGTTTAATGCATATCCCGATTTCCCTCTTTCAGTTGTAGATAATTCTGGAGAGATTGTTGGTCATTTAGATCCTGACTTCTATTTCAGAAGTTTCCAAATGTTTGATCAAGATGTGGTAAATAATCTAAGCGGACAAATTCCTAAAATTCAGAACTACGCTTTTGAAGATCCAGTTAGTACTGCTGATATTGGATTTGTCGCAACTGCAACTGAAAAAATCAAAGAATTCATGAGACTATATAACGATAATGTTAATGGTACAAATTCTCCAGAGGTAAAAAATTCTATTCTTGAAGATATTGTTTCATGGATGGATGAAAATCAGGTTAATAAACAAAGATTTGTTAACATTTTTTATACTATAGTTAAATCTGAGGCAGCAGATTATGCTTCTCCAACTGTTAAATATCAGCTTTTAACAGATTTTATTTCTTTTGACAGTGGCATCAATGAAGACAATCCATATGGAATGCAAGAGTTACAAGGATCGCAATTCCAGGTTGGAGACTATTCGCCCAATGATGCATCGATGCTTTCCTCTATCGAGGCTGCTTTAGAGGGTAAATATAATTTAGTTTATTACGATGAACAATTTGGCGCTTATAAGCAGGAAGACTTTGTTAGTTTCCATCCAGATGAAGTTGATTTTCATAAGCAAATTTTCTCTATTCCAGCTTCGGATCCAAAAGCAATTGAATCAGGCAAGATACCTTCAATACTCCATACGGCAATAGGCGTTTACTACGGATACATTGATAAAAAGAATGGAAGATTCTATTTAACTATTGCTGGTAATAATGTTAAAATGGATGAAAATAAAAATATCCAATTTGGAACTAACTATTTCTTAGATACTCAAACTCCAGATAAGGGAACAACTCAGCCACTTAGCGGAGTTAGTGGGGTATCTGCGCTTTCCGAGTACCAGAAGCCAAATAAGGGTGATGAACCTGGTCACTGGGAAACTATGATGGTTGATACCCAGTACCGTGATGTTTCTGGTCGGATGATCAGAGCATTCCCAACGTATATGTTATGGCTGATTGATGAAGGCGGATATTTCGCGGGAGCTAAATTATTTGACAACTTCTACGGACTCCAGTCCATTATAGATTTTTCTGTTGTCACATCTGAAGATTTATTAGGCGATACTCTTATCTTCAGGGTTTCTAACCTTTACTCCAAGTTAACAACTAAGCCTTCTACTGAGCTATTTTCTTCAGAAGATTATAGTGGAGATAATGGTCCATTGAATCTTTCTCAGGGCATGACTGGAATTTTGGATAGATCAATAAATATGGCACGCAATATCGCGTCAGGTATGAATGACTATGTTCCAGATATCATGAACATAAGATTAAAGCCTGGAGTAAGAGTTCACCTTAGAATGGGCTATGGTGCCAACCCTAATGCCCTGCAGACAGTTTTTAATGGAATTATTACCAATGTTGAGCAAGGTGAAATTGTTACAGTTACTGCACAGTCTGATGCAATAGAACTTGGAGCAGTTGTTAATTCAACTGATCAAAAAGGTAGTTCAGGGAAAATAGACGGCGGAGTAGATACTGGGATGTATCTTTCTGAGCCAAGAGATTTAATGGTAAGACTTTTGTCAATGGGGGCATCTCGAGTTCGAGAAGCATTTGCTCATGCAACTAGAGGAACAGTTTTTTCTCAGAACAAATTTGGCATTAGACATTTTGGATCCATTCTATATGAACCTCTCTCAGAAGGCGAAGCAGCAAAGAGTGATGCCATTAGAGAAAGTATTACTGGAGCAATGGGATATCATTCCACCGAAAATGGAGGAAATACATCTGATCCATCATTAGGCGCTGCTGCCGGTTTTTCCTTTAATCTTAGAAGTGGACTAGTTCCTTTGATGTCTCAAATGTGGTCTAATTTTGCTTCTCAAACAGATCTAGAAATTTTCAAAAGAAATATTTATCCAGGAAACGGTTTAGGTGTAGCACAATTCCTTGGTGGAGATATCGATGATGGGTGGTCTACTGTATCGTCAATTGTTGAAACACAAGAAGCTAATGATAGAACTTCTGGATATTTAGGTAGATTATCTGATCAATCTTATAACGAACTGCTAATCAGATATCAGCAAGATGATAAGAGCGCCCAAGAAACAGTGGCAAATCTTACGGCTGGTAATGCCTTAAATACTGAAGGTCACTCCTTCATGAACTTTGCTGCAAAAGGTGTTGTAGGCGGTGCTGCAGTAGCTGGTGTTGCTGCACTTTTTGGTCCAATCAGTGGAGCTGTTGCAGGCGCTGGACTTCTCGGTGTTTTAAGTGGTCGTGGCGGAACTAATCTTTTTAGAACGATGGGAATTCTTTCTGCAAATCCAGATGATGATCTTCCTGGTTTTGATGAAATTTCATTCAGAGCTCAAACATATATGAGAACAGTCTGGGACCTATTCCAAACCTGTGCGCGTCTACTTCCTAATTATATTGTTGCGGTTAGACCTTTCGAAGATAGATCTACAGTCTTTTATGGTAAACCACACTGGCTTTATACATCTGGAGTTGTTCCAGTAACAACTGGTTATCCAACAAAAGAAAAAGCTGAGGAATTAGGTTTAACCAAAGGTCCAAAAGAAATCACTCCTAATGAAGTTTTAAATAAGATTTTGGATACAATTAACAGAGATACTAATCCGTTAAGTGACTACTCTGCATTTTTTGAGGCATTTGAGCCCAATGAAACTCTTAGCTCAATGGCTAATGATATAGTTAATTCAAGTGGCATTTATGCTCCTACCCAGTATCTTGCTGGTAAAGTTATTAACTTCATGTCTTATCAATGCAAGAATTATATATCAGATAACTATGAAAAGAATTCTGATTCACAGGAAGATGGTGTTGTTATCTATCCGGAAACAAGCCTAAGAGCACAGATGCCTTTGAATAAAGCTAAAGTATATATTGGTACTCACCTTCCAGTCATACCAAGGAAAGAAGCTAGAGAAGATTCTCAAGTATGGACAAAAGTTACGGATACAATTGAGTCTCAACGTTCACTTCATAAGCAAATACCAAATCTTACTCCAAGATATCAATTCCCATATTTCTCAACAACTGAAAAAACTTTTTTACCAAGTGGTCCAGATCTTGTCCCATTAATTGGTGGTGTTTATTTGAAGGATTTTCTTGGTGATGTTGATTTAACTCAATCTGGAGATTATCTCAAATTATCAGTAATGGAATTAGAGGAATTTCAGATAAGTAAATTTTCGTTAGCACCTGGAATTGGTGGGGATAGTCCATCAATTCAGTTAGACGTTCCTTTGAATTTTTCTGATCTTAATCAGAAAATTGAAGGAGCTTTTCCAATTGACACAACATACGTAACGATGCCTATCCCACAAACTCAAATTGGTTTTGAATTAGCTAACGCTGCGACTATTGCTGATGGAACATATAATGATTTTGAATTTCAATCAGAAAACTTTGATTTAGATTATTCAGAATGGGGCGCTCCGGAAACTCCTGAAGATGAACAGTTTTATATTGCGATGAGATGGCCTTATCAGCCATCTGGAGTTGATCAAGATACCTTGAATGTTTGGACTTCAACATATGGACTAGATCCAGCTGGACTGTATGGAACAGCTCAAGAATATAAGGATAGAAAAGTTTTAGTTTATAACCCAAAGAATGGAAGAGCTGTTGTTTGTAGACCAGCTTATTTCTTGTGGGGCAATAATACGGCAGCAATTGGAGGATATTTTAGCGGTACAGAAATGCAAATCCAAGCGTCAGAATATGACGCTTTAGTCTCACCCGATGCGGCGTATTTCCTTGGTGTTATTACTTATAATACAATTGAAGAAATAACCGGTCAAGCACCAATGGCTGTAGAGGAGAGTGAGGTAGTTTCTGCTGCTAGAAGGTCTGGATATAGATTTGGTCCATCTATACAAGAATGCTATATGGGCTGGGTTCCAGATTATGTGCCTGTTGGGGTAGTGGCAACGGTAGTTGCTCCAGTTGAAACATTTAAAGAAGTAGATCCAACTACTGGTGAAGAAAAAACATTGCAAACTACAATAACTGCGGATGGTAGAACAATAACTGCTCCTGGTGCAAATAAAGCTAAAGAATTAATGATAGGCTCTGCTCCATATATTATTGGATTTGGAGGATTTAGTTCAACATCAAACACTTCAGTAGAAGTAGAAGACACAGTTGCTACACGTCTAGCAAAACAGGGGGGAACATCCCCAACTGAGCTAACCGTTATTCGTAATCCAATGTTGGGTGATGGAAGAGGCGGAATTTCAACAAATGACCCATTTGCTGTTATGTCATTGTTTAATGTTGAGTATTATGATGTGCAAGAATTTTATGAGTATGCCGGTAATCCAGTTAATATAGGTGATCATAAAACTTTCTTTGATGCAGTTGTTCAGGCCGATTATGGGGTTATCTCAAAAGATAAATTAAATGAATTCAAATCTGAAGATATTAGTCTTAATGCAGATAAAAGAACTAAATTCCTTAGTGTATGGAATGTTGCTGATCTGATCAGTGTACAGGCCCGTCAATACTATGATGAAGACTATGATCCTAATGTTTCGGTAATTGCTGGTAATGGAAGAACTCTGATGGAAGCTCAGGAAATTTGGGATCAATTTAGAGCAGAATATCACACTTATGAAAGTGTAAAAAAAATCTTTGCAGATATCTTTGGATTAAATCCTGACAGTGAAGAAGAGTTTCCTCAATTATTTAAAGCTATTATCACTGGTGATGACACTCGTGATACTGGGTTAAGTACTTTATATAATAGTAAAGATGGATTACAGGATGAATTTGGAATTCTACTTGGATCAGATTATGTAAGCGGACTTTCTGTTGGTAGTCCGACTTCTCACATTGAAAATGATTATCAAAATCAATATCTTGAGGCATTAGATTTTATGGCCAGAAATTTAGTTGACGCACCATTAGATAAGGGTGGGTTAATTAAATATTATGAAAATATTATGAAAACTAATTTCTTAAGAATTTATGAAAACTTTTTCTCTGGACAAAACATCGAAAATATTTTTGGGTTTAGTTTAGAAGCTGAAGATGGCGCCCTTAATGCTCCCGTTAATGCTAAAACTTTATTGCACGATAATATTAATAGTCCTAAGCAACTTTTCTTGTTGATGGTTGGTATCTTCCGTCAAAGAATGTGGGAAGATCCTTATGCAAGAGCATGGCTAGTTTTGAAGCCAGACAGAATCAGTAGTTGGGCTCCATGGAGCGATGGTAACGGCTGGTCATTTAGACCTGTAGATAAGATTTTCAGAGCATTTATTGATCCTTATCAAGACTATGCTAAATCCAGTAAGAAGGCAAAGTTTTTGGAACTTCTCGTTAAAACAAGGGGTGAAGGAAATAGTTCTGGAACTGTATATGGTGAGGTTCTCAATGATGTTGGAACTTTTGTAAATAGAACAGTTGGACCATTAGTTGGTGCATTAGGCGGTGCTTTAGGCGGACTATTGTCTATGTTTAAAACCTCAATGCAACAGTTGGGTTATGCTCTTTCTGAAGTTGGAAACTTCAAAAAGCAAGCAAATATTTTAAATAAAGTTCTAAATGATTCTATCTATTATTCTTTAGGTAGACCGGGATCTATTTTACGAGCTGTTGATAATCCATTTACTAGAGAGTATGGCGAACCAGTTATTGAGATACGTGAGCCATTCCAAAGAATTCATTATATTAGCTCTTTTTCTCATATTTTATCTAATCAAATTCAAGAAAATATCAACGGTGTTGCAACATCGATCACCGCTGTATCTGATGGAAAATATCCTGTAACTGTTGCTTTAGATAAAGGTGCGCCAGCAGAACGTCAAGTAGAAAAAACAATTGAAACTGGAATATATTACGATAATATGACTGGATCTGGATTCTTTGGATCTATCTTACACCCCTTATTCCATCCTTTAGAAACAATCAGGGGAATCGCAAAGAATGCTCAAGGTGCTCCTGATGAATTAAGTGCTCGACGTATTGCTTTAGCGCACTTAAAGGAATCTATTAAAGATATCTATCAAGGAGAATTAATTGTTATAGGCAGCCCTGATATTAGACCTCATGACTTAGTGTATCTTTCGGATATTTATGAAAGAATGTATGGAATTTTTGAAGTTGAACAAGTTATCCATCACTTTACTCCAGAGCTCGGATTCATTACATCGATTACCCCTAATGCATTGGTAACTGTAAATGATCCAGCTAGATGGTTTGCTACCTCGTGGATGCAATCTTGGATGCATGTCCAAAACATAAGAAATGATACAAGAATCTATTTGGATAGAGCTCGGTCTTCAAGCTCTGGAATTTCTTATGGTGGAAATATCTCTATTGATAGATTAAATGAAGTTTTATCCCCAGAACTGATTGGTGGATTCCAGTATACTCATGGATCTAGCGCCTTAGTTAAAGATATTATGGCTAATCAGAGTGCGATGGATATGCCCGGTCAGTTTGCTTCCAAATTGGATCAAGCAGCACAAGAAAATGGTGGTGTGCCAACTCCAGTATTAATGGCATCAGCTATTCCTCTAATAGGCGGAATGGTATGGGATGGTTGGAAATGGATACGCGATAATGTTCTCGATCAGCATGGTTGTTACGTTCAATATTTGAATAAAAATGGTCAGCCTATGGATGCGGGACTGTCATACAATCAAGGTATGGCTGTCGGGCAGCATCACAGTAAAGTTTTATTGCCAGGTATATTGGGCGTTCGAGTTAAGGCTAGAACTCCTGAAGGATATGGATATATTAGAACTGATGATCTTTTTAAGAGTCTTGGTTGGAGAGAGTCTGAAATTAATGATCTAAATAGATACATATCATATGAAGCAGCTTTGACTCATTCTCGAGTTTTGGGAATTGCTGGCATTGGTCCAGATAAAGCTGAATTTGAATGGAAGTTTAGGGTAATCTGTAAAGTCGTAGACGTCCTAGACGGTGACACCATAGATGTAATTGATGTCATCTCTGGAGCCCAGTTTAGAATTCGTTTTGATGGAGTCAATACATCTGAGACGAATACTATGGGAGGAAAAATTACTGTTCCAGATACTCGTACTCCTGGTGGTGAGCTTGATTATGAAGCAACTTTTAGCTTGTTAGATGTAACAACTCCTGGCGGTAAAGCAAAATTGTATGTTAAGAATGCACTTAAGGACAAAATTATTATTGTTAGGATTAATCAGACTAGAACTGATGCTGGTTCAGGTTCTGGTGGTAGAGCTGTATTCGAGGATGATTTTGAAGCTGGTGCAGCTCTGAATGTTAAGGAAAACTATCAATTAGACATTTTTGGTAGAACATCTACTGGTGAACTGGAAGATGGGAATTCTCGTGTTCTTGGTTCTATTATGTATTATTTCACTGATGAAATGATTGATAAGAGTTCAGTGTATATTGCCAACATATTTAGACAATTTGCGATGGATGTTGATGTTATTAAAAATAAAGTAATTGAAGATATCTATGATAAATCTCCTTTTGCCATTCATTTTGGAAAAATTTATGATGCGATTGATCAAACGATTGGCACTCAATTCTATAATATAGTTAGTCCATCAGATATGTTGTATGATCTTCCAGAGGATCAAGCAAAAGCTTTTTCTGTTTTAGTTTATTTTAAGGTACTAGAAGAAATATATGAAGCAGCTTCTCAATGGCCGCAAATGTCTTGGGATGAGTATTATCCTGATGGATATCCAATAACTTTAAACTGGGAATTAGTTGTTAATAATTTAGCTAAAGTTTTCGTTAAAGATCTCCAGAAAGAATCACAGTCAGTAATAACTGCTAATGAATCTTCTGGACTACCTGTAGTATAAGGATAGAATTTATGTCTACTTTCAATTTTAATACCGATTCCATATCTAGCTCCGCTAGTATTGCGGCCTCAATATCGGAGGCTTATAATCCTGGTGGCAAAACTATAGTTAAAAATACATCTCTTTCTGAAACAGCATTTTCAAGAGATAGAACTCTGACAACTAGATCTTTAGCCGATGTCATGAGTGGTGATTTTCTTTTCAGGAGTGCTAAATTTTCGGCAACCTATCATAATAAAAGTGTAAATAGTTCTATTAATAGCTTGATTACGGGTGGTGCGGCAGCTGCTTTTTCAACTGGTGATACTTTTAAGATAACTGATCCAGAAGGAATTACATCTGAATCAGAAATTTCTGGTGGAACAGCGTTTCTTAAAGTTATAAGTCAAAGCGCGCTAGGAAGAAAAGGTGTTGCTGATTTTGTTAAATTCGGAACTAGCGCACTTGCAAATACTATGTCTTCTTATAACTCCTATGATCAAACATTGGAGCCAGGATCCGTAGAAACCGGTCCTGGCGTAGATAATCTTCCATCTACAGGATTAAGTAGTGGGGCTAGATATGTCGTGGTTGATTCAAATTTGTCCGAAGAAGAGAAAACATGGATGTTCGCTAGAGCACACATGCTAGAGGGCAAATCTGTTGCTGGGGACGCCTCTGCAATGTATGGATTTAGATTTGATTTAGATAATGCTTTAGCTAAATCTGATACTAATCGTGTTGCTATATTTAGTTCACAAAGTCATTTTCCAGGGTCTTCACTTTCTCACGAAGTTCCTAATGAAATTATTTTGCAAGCTGAGCAAACTGCATATGTGTGTCCAGCTATGATAGAACTTTTACTATATTTAGCTTCTAAAATACATATTGTTGGAGGATTTGGTACACACCGAGCCGCTAATCCTCAGACTCAGGGTTCAAACATGAGCGCAGTGCAACCTGGTAGTTTTGTTAGTGATCATGTTTTTGGAAGAGCATTTGACATTGGTGCAACAGGTGATATTAATAAATCAGAAGTAATCAATTTTAACTCTCAAGGATCAGATGCAAATATCTATAGAAAAGGTTTAGACTATCTTCTTTTAGCATTAAATTCCGCTCCCGCTAATCTTATTCCTGATTCGATTGCAATTCATGGTGGATTGGCAGCTGAGTTTGGTGTTCAATCTGGACAAGAGGATATTAATGGACCACTTTTGACATTATATCCAAATCTAAAATATACCAATTTTAGCGGTGACGATCAACATAAGAGTCATATTCATATGAGCTTCAGTGGAGCCAGAGGCGGCATTTATACTGGTCCAAATGGAGAACTCGGTGTTGAAGTTGGCTCTACTAATGCGCCAGTAGTTGCTTCTCCTGGAACTAATACTCCAGGTGGAACAAGCACCTCTACGACTCCAACAGATGCAGAGGGCAACCCTCTGGAACAAGGAGACGGGGCCGAAACTGCTACAGTATCTGAATCTGATACTGTTTCAACAGTTGCCCCAATAGAAACAACTACTAGCACGACAACTTATGGTAATACATTTCTTGAGTATGTTAATAAAATTAATGCTAGTAACCCATTTCGCCCTAAGGCAAAAAGTGGTGATGCAGCTACCGGAACAACTGGAGTAAGTGTATCAGTAACTGGATCGTATACAGTTCCAGCTGGTATTGATGATGAGAAATTTAAGAAGAACTATTCTACAGATACTTCAGGTGCGCTAGGCATTCCCGATTTATACGCTCTGCTAAGGGGAACTATACTAGCAGATGAACCGGCTGCTATATTTACTGGCATTGCAGGTAGAGAAGGCGGTTTGAGGCCAGCAGCGATTTGTCTCAATCAAGATAGTGGAGATTATTCTATTGGAATGTTTCAAGCGAACATGCTTTTAGGCGCACATGGATTAAAGACATATGTTCTTCCAGTTCCAAATCAGCAGACAATTCTTGGATGGCAAATAGCATATAAGGATTGGCAAAAAGATGGAGTATATGTAAATAGCAAAGATGATCAAAACTTTACTACAATAATATGGCCAAAAGTTGAAGCTCTAGAAAAAGCTGATCATATTACCTTAATTGATCCTAATGTCTTTGTTCCGATCAATCAAGCATATATGTTGTATACAGTTATAACTGGAAGACCTTGGGATGGAAATAAACTTGGAACTGAACCAGAAGGTGGATATATCTTTTTCCCTTGGGGAGATTATGGTGGTGGATCACCATATGGTTTTATCTCAGGCATAAAATACTCAAACGTTAAAGATATTTATGTTAGTGGCGGAGGAAACGGTGATGCTTTAGACGCCTGGGTCTTAAAAATGTTTGAAACATCAGGAAAAAATTCAAAAGCAGCAGTTAATGCCCAAAGATGGATAGAAGGTTGGGTATTTAAATCTCGTTGGAGCAGGGATGGTTGGAGAGATAATGAAGAGATTCCACCAGAGTAAGGAGAAGAAATGCCCGTAAATTATCCTAAATTTGATAAAAAAATACAAGACCAGATTGACAATACAGGTTTTAGAACTTCTAGGACTAGACCTGGAGTAGTAATGTCATATGATAAGGTGTCCAATACCGCTGTAGTTGCCTTAGATGAACAGTTTTCAGATGCAGTTGGAAACATAATCAGAAACGTTCCTTGCCCATTCGTTCGTGGTGTTCAAGTTGTAGCTCCTACAATGGGCACTAGATGCCTTGTTGGGTTCAGGGATAATAATGAAACTAATCCTTATATTATCAACTATTTTGATGATGGATATTCTAAATTAAATCATTATCATAATACAGTTGTTAGAACTGGCATTCCTAGATACATGGTGCACTGATGTTATCTGTAGAAAACGAATTAAAAAATAGAAAGTTATATTCTGATCGAGAAGTGGGATTAACTCATCCAGATTTATCTTCATTTATTAGATTAAATGATCATGGTGATATAGAAATTTTTGCTGCTCCTGGTGTTGGAATCATTATTAGTGGACGGTCTAAGACAATATCTTTATTTGGAGATTCAATTAATCTTCATTGTAAAGAAAATGGATTAAGATGGAATAGCTATAAGTTTAATTACGCTGCCTCTAAATTTTCAGAACCAACTTTGGTAAAAATTAAATTAAAAGATATTCATTCAGCTCAAAATGGAGCTACATATTTTCTGGATACTATAAAAGTAATGGAAGAGGAAGAAAAGAAGAATTCAATTACTATTATGGCGGAGAATTCTTTTTCTACAAAAAATACAATTACTCAACAAAAATATGTAGCTGATAACGATATATCTGATCTAGGTTTCGAAAACGCTGGTCTCTTAGAGGCATATTCGTCATCGTACTCTCAGGAGCATATTACCTTGATGATTGCGTACATTAGAAAAGGAATGAGCTTTAATCAAGCACATCAACAAGCTTTAGAGGATTTAAATGAGTGATTTATATTTTACACTTGATGGAGATATTGCTATTAATGGCAATAAAGATATAGCGATGCTCTCTAAGCCCATTCAAGCTGATGTGCAGCAGATTTATTTAAGGCTAATGACTGAACCAGGCGATTTTTATACATATCCATCCTTAGGAATCGATCTATCATTGCTTTATGGAATGCCTCAAACTCCAGAGACTGGTGAGTATGGTAAGAAATTAATCAGAGCTGGACTTTTAAGAGAAGGAATCTTTAAAGGAAGAAATATTCGTATTGATGCAGTTCCAACTAGTTTAGATACAATTAGATTTGATATTCACATTTTGAGTAATGTTGACGAACCAATTACTCTTTCAGTAACACAGAATTTGGGAGCATAAATGGCAATTTATGGAGTTAAAACTAAATCAGATATTTTAGTATCTGTTTTAAATTCACTAGAAAAAAATGCAGGAGTAAGTGCTGTTTATCCAGGTTCAATTGCTAGAGCTTTCGCAGAAGCTTTTAGTTCAGAGGTATCAGATTTGTATGAATCTTTAAAATATTCTATTAATCAGAACAATTTAAGTACCGCATCTGGTAGAAACTTAGACTTAATTGGTTCCCTGTATGGTATTCCCAGAAAGTCTATATCAACAGCAGCAACTCAAGATAGACAGTCTTATAACATCCAATTTGCGTTAGCTAAACCCCACAGTGGAGATGTGACAATACCAAAAGGAACTCTGGTTTATACTGATGTTTCTGAATTTATGACAAGACAATATAGCTACAAATTAGCAGATGCCGTAATTATCCCTGCCGGATCTACTCGTGCATATGGTCGGGTAGAGTCTAATTTTACCGATAATTCACACGTTGCTGCTGTTAACAGTCTTACAAAACACAATTTCATTGCCCCACCTACAGTTATGGTTTTCTGCTCTAATCCAAAAGAGGTTTATTCTAACATCAATTCTGAATCAGATGGAAACTACCGTCGTAGAATAATTGGTTCTTTAAAGTCAAGAACTGTTGGGACATCTGAATCAGTGAGGCTTGCAGCCTTATCTGTAAAAGGCGTTAGAGATGTTCGAATCAGAGAAGCTAGTTTTGGAATTGGATCTTGTGATATTATTGTCATCCCAGAAGCGTCAACAAATTTAAAAGCATTACCTGATGCGGTATTGATGGCAGTTAGTCAAGTAAAGCCAGTCGGTGTAAGATTCAATATAAGAATCGCAGAAAAAATATATATCAATGTTGGCGCAACTATTACAATCCCGGCAGGAAATTCGAATACCGTAACAACAGGTATTAGACGACAAGCGGAACTTTTTATTGGAAGATATCTTAACTCATTGACTGTGGGAGATACGGTTTCACTATCAGAAATTGAACGTCAGATCAGGTTATCTTCTGATATAATTCGTGGAGTCAGTATTAGCACTTTTGCCGCAGATGGTGTTGAGTTGGCTTTAGAAGATTTTATGTTAAATAGTGTAACTAAATATGCAGTTGCTGGAAATATCAATGTAAATGCTGTTATAATAGGTTCATCTACTTACTGATAGAACAGGTGAATAATGACAAATAGTTATACTGTAGTTCAGCGTACTATTGTGCGAGCTCCAAATATGGCAGAAGCTAAAAAACTTTCTGAAGGAGCAGCTGGCGTAGGTGAAATCTTATCGAATGAATCTTCGATAGAAGAGTCTACTGATAGGGCTCAGAAAGCTCTTGCTTTAGAATTATGGGCAGACGAAATTGAGGAATCTAATCCAGTTATTGATGGATCTATTACTCTAGATTTCTTAAGAGCTGAAAATAAGAGATTAAGCAGACTAGCTGATAAGTATAAGAATGTTTCAAATGAAGCTACTGCAGCTGTTTATGGCGCTGCTTTTGACGCATTTAGCAGCTTTGAGCTACCAAAGATTAAAAAGCCACTTTTTGCTAGAAGCTCAAAAGTTTCAGAAACTGCAGTAGCCGTTTTTGCCGACTGGCAATTAGGTAAGGTTACGCCAGATTACAATTCTGAAGTAGCAGCAAAAAGAATTGAACAGTATACTGAAAAGCTATTAGAGATAACTGAGATTCAGCGAGCTCATCATCCAGTAAAAGACCTACATGTTTGGCTACTTGGCGATATCGTTGAGGGTGAGGAAATCTTTCCGGGCCAAAGTCATCTAATTGATTCGGGACTATATCGTCAAGTTGGCGTAAATGGTCCTGATATTCTATGCAATTTCTTAGCTACAGCATTAGAAAATTTTGAACATGTTCATGTTACTGGCGTAATTGGAAACCATGGTTCAGTTGGTGGCAGAAATCGTCGTCAGTATGATCCGGAAACCAATATGGATAGACTTCTATATAAGATTGTGAGCCTTGTCTTTAATAAAGAAGACAGAATTTCTTTTAATATTCCAGATGGTCGTGGTGAAAGAAATTGGTATGCAGTAGATGATATTGGAAACTATAGTACCTTACTAATACATGGTGATCAACTTCCACATCCTAGCTCGGTATCTGGTTACTATAAAAGAGTATTGGGCTGGAAAGATGGTGCAATCCCAGAGCATTTTGATGATGTTTTTATGGGTCATTATCATCAGCAATTTAAGATTACTATAGGTTCAACTGTTTTACGTGTTTCAGGATCTCCTGAAAGCTACAACACATATGCGCAAGAGTATTTTAATTCCATGAGCAGACCATGCCAACATCTAATGTTTGTGCACCCTGATCAGGGAATTACATCAGAATATTCTATTTGGTTAGATTGATTAATAAGTTAGGATTATAATGAAGCAATATCTATTACTTCTTAAAAGTTCAGATTTTAATAAAGTAGGAAATATCTGGACAAGTAATCCTATTAATCTTTATGTCAATAGCCAATACAATAATTATTCAAGCGTCAGGTCAATTTACGGTTTAAATCTTATTGGTGACAGAACTTATGTTGGAGTGGAACAAACATCACCCTCACTAGTAGGTGATGAAAGCACTCCTTATTCGCAATATGCGACTTATGTCACCGATGCCGGTGAGGTTGTGTATGATCCAGCAACACCAGAAATTGTTAGATTTGTTGATACCACTTCTCGTATTGATATATTAAGCTATCGACATGCGTTCACTAATCTTACTGGGAATATTGTACCAACTTTTAATTTAACGGTTTACGAATCTGATGAAGAAAATGGTCCTTGGATGATCTCATCCATTTCTTCAGATTCTAATATTATTTTTATCCGTAATTCAAAACCATTCATTAAGATCGAGTTAGAGATCTTCGCTGATGAACTAGATCTAACAACAATTGGTCTTGTATTCTACCTGGAAATAGGTATATATGAAATAACTTCACCAGTTATTTCTAAGTCAGCTAAAAATATTTTAAAAAGATTTCCTTCATGGACCAGCATATACGCTGACTCTGTTGATTCGACACCTTCTTTGCAAGTTCCAAATTCTGTCGGTGGAAAACTTATAACTTCACTCTTGCAAGAAAGTCTAGATGACATCAATAGTGAAATTGAATTATATAATATAAATAATTTTATTGACAGCGCCAATGAAAGTCAAATAGCTTGGGCTTATGTATCATATAACGTTCCTCAAAATGTAAACACAATTTTTGGGGATGGAGTTGAGCTTTCAAGAGTTAGTACCTTTAATGAGTTACTTGACTCAAGGATCACAGATTATATCTTCTACTATAGTCCATTTGATCGTCAATTATTTACGATTAGAAACTTTGGAATATTATTAGTTAATGGTAGCTCTTTTGAGCAGGAGCCTATTAATATCTTTAATGATTTTGATGAGTTTGGAGCCAGAGTCGGCTTGCCACGACTTTATCTAGAATCTAATTCTAATTTTAAGAAGAGAATTTTTGACGTAACCGCTAATATCCCTGCTGCTAATTCTGAAGGATTTAAAAGAACTCTTAGAAGAGAGTTAGATTTATGGAGAGCCTATGGAGCTACTCCTGATTCAAACTATCTTGGAGCCACTCCAGAAGTTTTAGAGATTTCTGATCTTGAGTTGTCAACACCATATTTCAACGATGCCGGTGTTCCACAAAAAGAGTTTAAAACATTTGTTAAGAATTTGAATGAAAAATATCCATCAAATTGGGGCTACGTTAGTTGGGGTAATGGTATTTGGGACTACGCTGGCAAAATTGGAGACGGTGTTGCTCGTGTACCAGCTGTGTATGATACTAATTTAGAAACACTTGGAGATCTTTATCAGCCAGGTGTTGGCGATTTTGATGACGCTAAGATAATGCTAGTTCCTTCAGAAGCAGCTACTGTATCTTTTGAAGGTAACGCAAAAATTGATGGATGGATTAGAACATCTCTTAAAGATGTTTATTCACCCATCTTAGTAGAATATTCTTGGTATGTGAACTATACGGCTATTGTTCCTGATTATGAGGCAAGTAAAACTGGTGTTGCTTTAGTTTATGAGGTGAGTCTTCCTCCTCATGGCAATTCTGCTACACCTAGTGTTTTTTATTCAAATTTGAATTATCAAGACAGATCAGACTTTTATGTTGGTAATCATTTCTTTGACACCTCGACAGCTAGTCCTGAGGGGTCTTTTATAAGAATCTTTGATGATGAGGGAATGAGTTTAGACGAAATAGTCTTTAGAGATAAAGTTTACGATCAAGTATATCTCAACACCTCAACATCGCCATCGTATTCTAATATTAACGTGTATGATGCGGCGTCTGTTAATTTAGTTTTTGGTAAGAAATGGAATGGATCAACATATGATGATGTTGTCTCTAATGACTATAGAGTATCTTTCTCGGATTATATTTTAGATTATCATCTAAATCCAATTGCAGGTAGTTCGATAGAACTTTCTTCTCCCAACATTAATAATCTAAATTCATCTATTGTTATAGGCTCAGATTTATATCCAACTACTCCACAAATTTTTTCTACCAATGTTTTGTCTTCAAGTTTTGTCATCAATGAGCTAAATGATTTAGGATTAAACGGTCGTTCTACACCAGTTATTTATCCTTCTAATCTTATTAATGGCATTATTATTCCTCACACTGGTGCTACTCCTCATAATCTATATCTTAATACAAAGATTCCAGTTGTTAGAGCATCAGAGAATACTCAAACAATGCTGCCAGGTGGCATAACTAAGGGTCCGAATGATGTATCTAATACCTTTATTCCATCTTCACCAAATATTAGGTGGGTTGGATACAATGTTTCTGATGTTGCGGTCACTTCAGAAGATTATTTTGATAGCGCAACAATTAACTATTCAGCTACTCCAGAATACATAAAGGTATATTCGTCTGATGGAGATCTATATCCACGTACGAGATACTTCTATACTCCATTTACAGCGCAAACAACTCCAAATTTATATAATGGATATATTGATGAAATTGGAAGAGTTTATAAGGATGAGGATGATTATCAAAATAGCGTTTACTTGATACAGGATAAATATTTAGAAACAATTTCTTTAAATAGGGAATCTTTTGGGTTATCTGCAGATGTGGACTATATTGTTAACTCATTGTATCTTTCCGCTACACCTGACTATATTATTCCAGAATTCGATAATTTAAACACCGCGTTGACTTCTGTTAATGATGGCATATCTAACGATTCATCAAGTGATTTTGATGTATATGTTAATATAAATAACGAGAAAAAGAATCGATATGGTGTTGGAGTTCATTCTGGTTGGATTTCAATTAAAGAAGAAGACGAATATATTTATGTGAACCCAGAAAGTGCAACTGTTAATGGTCAATTCTTTGAAATTGAATTAGATCATGAACCAAGAATGTTTGCTCCGTTCATTGCAAAAGTTAATGATACACCTCTAAGAAAGGTTGTCTTTGAGGATTCTGCTACTCCCGGTAAAGCGTCATTCTGGAATACTGAACTAGTTGATGGTAATTTGAGTAATTCTCTTTATTTAGCTTATGAAAATTTGAGCAATATTTCCGTTAAAGATTCTTATACTGGATATACTTTATTTAGTGGATTATCAACTTCAAGTAATATTGTGACACCCTTTAGTGAAGCTACGCCTTCTATTAGTGGACGTGAATATGAAGTAACATATTATGTCAATGACGCATTCTATGTAGATAAAGATGAGTACGATTCGATTAATGGCACATATTCGTCAAAGGTCTATTTTAGTTCTACTCCAAATATGGCCTCTAACTATTATCTTACATATGAAAAAGATTATCAAAATGATTTCATTCCATCCGAACTTTTGATTAATCAAATTGATTTATCAATATATGAAGGATTTATCTATTTAACAAAAGATGAATTTAACTTTAATGCAGCTGAAGTACATGTAACACCTAAGTTAATATCAGATAATTTAGATGATCTATTATATGTTTCTATTATTTCGTATGATGAAAACGGAAACTTTAAACCATATCAAACCTTTAGGGTATACGGTGACAATATCACCGCTGAAGATGAATACTTAACTACTAATGTCAATGGTTTTGCTACAACTGTCGTTAGATATTCTGGCCCAATTCCAGCTGTGATAGACGATGACGTAATTTATGTTGAGGGAATTGGTTCGGCCACTCCTAATGGACATGCCAATAGCATGTCTGCCGGATTCTGGAATACTACTAGTTACCAAATTCAAAAATCTAGATCTTTTGATCTTAAGCTTAGAGCAGTTCCTGGTACATTTAAGTCAGAAACTAATGATACTAATATCATAGGTTTCCAGGGAATAATTGAATGGAAAGATAAGCCATTCGCTCATCAGGTTAATATTTCTTGGTCTCAAGCAAGAACTCTTTATGATCTTTTTAATTCTCCAATGACAAACAATATTGTTTCTAATTCTGATGGAACTTTTGTTGTTAATGAAGATTTGTTAGCTCATTCCATTGAAGATCCTGGTCATTGGTTTGTTAGAATTGAAATTACAGATACAGCATCAACAATTTCTTCCATGCTAGCTCTTGATGGTGAGACAATTGATCCTACAGATATTACTATTACAGGTGATATTATTTATTGGAATGAAAGATACGATAGTGTCGAGTTTGCTTCAGAAGATGTTCCTCTTCCATATACATTTGTTCACGAAAAGCAAGCCAATTCTAATCTTATTGCCACTCCAAACTTTGTATATCAATATTATAATAATGATGGTCCAGTTTTTATTGATGCAACGCCAAATTGGGAGCCACCACAGTGGGTTCCCTTAAGAAAGTTTGATCAGTATCAAATGCAGATTTTAGGTACTACACCTAGCTATATAGTGGATTATGGAATAATTCATCCTGATGGTGGAGAAGAATAAATGAAGAAATTTGAAAATATTACTTTAGTAGGCAATGAAAAATCTATTAAAGTTGGGAAAAATGTTCCAAATGGATCAATAGGTCTTGGACTTTTCTCTATGAAAGATATATCTCCATCTAATAATATTATAATGACTGATTTATCTCAGACTATTCCTGAAAATAAGATTGTTTTAGATGGCATTTCTGATCAGGCTAAGATATACATGGCTGATGAACTTGGTTTTCTTCATGATAAAAATGGTAATTATAATTTTCCAACTAATGATTTAACTATTGGTGATTCTTTTATTAGCAAAAAAATGGAACCTTCAAAATACTTGATTGACGAGTTGATTCCTGAAGATTTTGCTCATCACTATTATATAAGTAGATATTTTATTCCTTGTCCACCAGCTTTTTCTCTTCTATCTTTGGATCAATGGATTAATACTGATAATTTACAGGGATTAAATTTGAAGGTATTAAATGAGAATGGATTTGACTATATAGATCAAGTAACTAAGAGGAGAAAATATAGATTCTTATTGGAGCCATTTAATACGATATCAAATTCAGAAAAATCAGAAATTCCATATCGTGTTATTATCCTATTTGATGCAGATAAGCCTTTGAATTTAAAGCTTGTTTACGATAAGGTTGAATGTGATGAAAATGGAGATATGTTTAATATCTTCCTTAACTATACCGAAACAATTAATTCTATTCCATTGTATACTTCTATTCCAGAGGAATCTTTTGTAATAGATGACAATTATCGAAATGATAAAATTTTTTCTGTCAAAAAGATTCAAGATAAGTATAACGAAATTGCCTTAAATAAAAATACAGATAGTGGATATCAAGTTGTTGTTCCTAAAAAAGCTTTAGATGATTATAGAAGGTTTGAAGGTTTTAACTGGAGATATATTGCCAGAACACGTAAGTCTCTTAATTATCTGAGTATGGATAATTCTGATGAACTTGATTCTTCTATTAATGGATTGGCTAAAACTATTAATGTTGGTATTTTGTACAGTAGTCTTTTATCTGATGATGATACAACTATTGGCGCGTATGCATTAAATAGATTAATGAATTCTCCCTTTAACTTTGTTAACTACAATTTTGTTAATCCAATTTCTGAACAAAATATTTTAAATGGAACGTTAGACATTGATAAGAATTATAAAGAATATTGGAAGTTAGACATAGATGATATTGATAATGATTTAAGTTTATTTGATGTGCTAGTGTGGGTTCCGTCAGCAGCAATTAATGATAATCAGGCCTCTAGATTGAGTTCTTTTGTTCAAGCAAATGGAACGTTGATTTTAGATTTTTCTAAAATGTCTACTGGGACTGATGCCTTAGAGACACAAGTTGCAAGTGGAACATCGATCGATATGCAATTAGTTATAGGTGGAACTTTAACTGGTGAAATTTCAGAATTATCAACCACTTCTGTATTAACGGATTACACAAAGAATGGTGGTTGGAATTTAGCAACTACAGCTTTTGAAAAAGAATATTATGGAATCTTTGGTTCTAATAAAATTGAAGATGATAGGGCTTATAAGACATATCGCTATTTTGACGACACAATAGTTACATCGGAAGAAAACATCTTTCTCAAGATGGGACCAGATACTGAATCTTTAAAGCCTGTTGGAGTAATCATTCCTTATAACTCTAATACATCTTCAGCTCTTGTTCGTGGAAATATTATTGCAACTACTTTCCCATTAATTGACTACTGTAACTCGATATATCAATTAAATAACTATGATAGAGTACAGGATATAAATAGTGGATTAGTTGATGGCTCAGCCGAAAATGCGGTATATTCCGGAGTCGTTGAAGGTCCAATGAAGTTCCTATTTAACTGCATAACATTCGCCGCCTACTGTCGTTTACAGGCAAGTTCTGAACTAAGGACTAATAGTAGTCTTTATAATTTTGTGTCAAACTGGAATTCAGGTTGGACATTAAATCAAAATGTCTTATTAGACGAGGAAAGAGAAAAATATTTTCTCCCAGTGCCTGATTCAGATGGATTTGGATTTGATATTTTAAAGCAGGATAAACTATTTGATAGATATCTTAAAGATATTGAAACTATTTTGCCAGATTATCAGCGTGACAGACTTTCTGATTTAAATTCAGATAATATTGAATTCTTTATTGAAATAACTAATCCTGATGTGTTTTTGTCCAACTGTATCAGAATAGATCCAAATTCTTTAACTGAAGAGTATAATATTCCAAGCGCATATGATATATATCAGGTTCAAAATCCAAATATAAAAATTTTAGCACAAACTTTATCAGATTCTCCCTCATTAGAAGTTCCATCTGGTTATGGTGCTTATGTAATTCATGAAAAATCTTTATTAGCAGCAGATAAAAATCCTCTTCAAAATAGAATGAATGTACTTAATTCATTTAAGGAGTATCCATATTCTTTTGCTACTAGTTATTCTGCTTATCAGGGAACAGATAGACCATCTAGCTTCAGTGTAAATAGTACATTAACATATGATGTTGTTTTTAAAGGAACTCATGCTATAAAGACTATAGTATATGGTGCTCCTACTACTGAAACTATAAAAGTAACTACTAATAAATTGTGTAAAAATTTTGTTTCTTCAGTTGACAGTGGAACTAAGGTATATGATTCAAGTAATCCATTGAATACATTTATTTATACTGGTGACATTAATATACATAAGGATCCAAGAAGCTGGAAAACAACTGCTCCGCTAAAATCTCATGAGTATGTTAAATATATACAATTTACTCTCAATAATGCTATTTCTTCTAAACTTGATGTTGATGGATATTATGGTCCAGCAACGACAGCCGCTGCGAAACAGTTTCAAACCTCTAATTCTTTAAGATATAAAGATGGAAGCGTAGACAGTGAAACTAAATCTTATTTAGCGTGGTGGTGGAAAAATCTTAAGTCATCAGATTCGGCTAGATATACCAGTATTATAACAGCCATTCAAAACGACGCTAATCTTTCTCCTATTGCCAAGTATATTCAGGCTGTAATTGACGCTGGTACTGCATCTGAAATAGGTAAAAAGACATATAAAAAATTGACATTCTCTGGATTCAGGGGACCAAGTCAAGCAACTGATATTCTATTTTTTGAAATATCAGATAGTTTTCTTAATTTAAATAGCATTATCATTGAAGCTGGTGGTGATAAATCTTGGCAAAATTTCTCTGTTGATATTTATGGATATTCATCAACTCCAATCACTGATATATTTAAAACTACAAATAAACCTGGACCTGGAGCAGTTGTTGACGGAAAAATTGTTATTCCTTTTAATAAAATACAAGCATCTAAAGCGAAATATATTTGGATTCAGGTAACTGGTGGATCTTTATCTAATTTTGGATCAGATTATGGTCAAGCAGAAGGATTCGCAATCAAGTCAATTAAAGCTCGTGGGATTGTGAATGCCGATAAAGAAGTGCCTGGAGATCCAATCGAGGTGCCTGACACTGAGGATGTGTGGTGTTTAGCTACGGTAGAAGCTCCTATCTATAATAGTGAAGTTTCTATTGATAGAGAGTGGATTAAAACTTTTAGAAGAAGAACAATCCCAAGAATTGATTCATTAATTACAAGCTTAAAGATTGGGTGCGATAGCTCTGGCAGTTTTGAAAATGGAAGTCCTTTCCAAGATGGTCAACCATATATAGCAGACGTAAGTGCTGCGACATTATCCTTAGATCCATCCAGTGGTACATCAACGTTCTCTGAAAATGGTATTGAAATAGATTTTAATAGAGTTCCAAGTTTTCTTACGCTTCAAAGTATAGTGGTTGATTCTGTCGATGAACGCGGTACACTCAGGTCAACGAATGTCATCGATGCATCCCTACTTAATAAAACTGTTACCTTGCAAACATCAGCAGTTGAATTTGCTGGATCTACCTTTATAAGAGAAATTGCTGATATCAATTCTGGTTTCTTTTTAAGAAAAGCATCTAGTCAACTTGATATTTATCAGAGGGTGCCAAATACAATAAATATTAATGATGGAATCTTACTTCTTTGCAATCAAGATGGATCACCATATGGACTAATGGGTCAATTAAGTCAATATATCCAATCTGTTCAGTCCGATATGGATGGTGAGGACTTTGACGCTAGAGTGGGTAAAATATCTGTTACAAGTAAAATAGGTGAAATAGACGGTATGATATACGGTTTATATGACCTTAATAGCAGACAATTTATTGGCAAATCAATATCTTATTCAGATCTAGTTAGAAGAGGAATTGATAATATTTTCATTGGAATGGCAGCCTTTGATGCAGATGGAAATATTCATGACAATAATGAATTTTTTGGTCCAAAATCTGATCAAACTTTTTTCCCAGTTCAAGTTCCAAAAAAGGTAATTTCACCAATATATTCAGTTAAATTAAATAATTCTACATTTATTAAGGTTGGGCAGATAGATCCATTCATCTCTAAGTTTGAAGCTTGGACACTTCCAATATCTAGCGGTCAATTTAACAAATCTGTTAAAATATCAGATTCTATAAATTGGTCAACATGGCATGCAAATTATATGGGGCAGACTCTCGACGCATACTATGACTCAGAAAATCAGGGAAGCGTTTATTGGTCAAAGATTCATGGAAGAGGATATTATGATGTTCTTGATGAATCTCCAATTATTGTGGACAATAGAACAATTCAGTTAAGAAGAGTTCCTATTCTTAATATTGCATATCCTACTGACAGAGCAAGTTTAGTTGGCGTTATTAAGCATGATCTATTTATCTACACTAGAGCTTCGGTTGACTCACCATGGGAACAGGTTCAAGAAAATATAATAAGAGATATTAATTCGGAAACCGGAACAATTCTATTTAATAATTTAATAGTTCCATCTAATCCAGATCTCATCAAAGTCTCTTATGTAGCCAAAGATAACTTTTCTCAACTTAAACAAATAGGTGGAAATCCAATTCCACTTAATCCTCTTTTAAATAAAAATAGTATTGATTTTGATTCTCCACTATATATTTACTTGATGCCGAAAGCAATATTCAAGAAAGTTAGCGGAACCATTTCTAATTCTGGAGAGATAATTCCTTCTTCAGCTTCATATGCTTTGGTTACAGAATATTCAAACAGTAATCAAATCAATTTTACTTATGACAAGACAATCTTTGATTCCAGATCAATATACTATGAACCATTTGCACTTCCTATCGCGATTATTCAAGTTATAAATAATCCATATAAAGATAAGCCAACATTGACCGATGTTAGATTGCGTGGTGGTGGAGTAGTTAATGATAAGACTATTCTTGAGTTAGAAGAAGAGGCTAATGAGGTACTATCTTACTGGGATGTATACCCGCCAATGGGAGAAGCCTATACTAAGGGTGGATATGTTATAATTAGAATCCCAGAATCTGTTAAAGATCATTTCTTGGATGAAAAAGAAATATATCAGATTATTTCTAATAATTTAACAGCTGGTATAGCATACGAATTGCAAGACATGGATGGAAATAGTTGGAACTAATATGCAAGATAAACTTTCAAGTTCTTTAGGTACTTTTTCTCAATCTTCTAGAAAAACTGTTTCTAGTCTAATTAGAGATATGAAATTAGATAAAATAGATTTTAAATCTCTGTTAGATAAGCTGTCTTCTTCTGATATAATCAGCGAATTTCGTGTTGCGCAAATGCGAGAACTTTCTTTTCTTAATAGAGAAAACGTAATGGAGCTCTTTCGAAATTCTTCTCTAAAATTAGATCAGCTTTTTACATCAGCTAATGCAGCTGGAGTAATAATTGATTCAATGGTAAATATATTTTCTGCGGATATTGCCAAATTAGAAGAAGAATTAAAAAATTTAGAGCTATTTATTAACAACTATGAGTTTTTAGCTGGTAAAGATGATTTATATAATGCAAACTATATAGAAAGATTTGATAACTCTAATAATGACTATAGATTTGACAATTATAATTTTGCAATTCCAGATAGAAATAATGTTTCATTCCCTGATAGCGGAAATGCTTTTGTTGACTCTTCTACTGGTACGTTAAAGATTGGATCAAGTCAAAGAGTAGTAAATATATTAGATAATATTAAATCTATTAAAAGAATGAGTAATTACGATAATTTTATCACCAGTCAAACTTCGTTTGATGGAGTTTTTACTCAAATTCTAACTGATTCTTGGGCAACTACAATTAAATCTCCAACGATTCTAACGAGCGCCTTATCAGATTATGCCAAGTATATTCCATATAATGATTCCTCATATAATGGAGCAAGAACTGCTGTTGAGGTAGAGCTTTTGGTTCCAATTAGTATGGATACAATTAAATTGACTCCAACTATTGGTAATGGACTAGCCTTAATGCAAGTAGTTATATTTAACTCCCCAATGAGTGACTCATCTGGCTCTAATCCATCTGAATCATATCAAACATTATTGTTAGAGCCTAAATATCTTTCTAAAGATTTAGAAATATCTTTTGAATCAACTTTTGTTTCTAAATTAATATTTATTTTCAATCAAACTTCTTATGTAAGATCTAAGTCTTTGCCGATTATATCTGAATTGAATTCTAAAGCTCTACAAAGTTATATTAATGATAGAATAACTGAAAATCGCACAACTTTTAGTGTCAATCAAGATATTGCCTATTTCTATTTTGCAAACAAATATTTGATTGAAGGAATTAAGAAAAATAAAAATCAAAATATGAACTATTATAGTTATAGATTCCCATTTGAAGCTTTTTCATATGATCGTATTATCGAAAACGAAATCTATAAGGCTTCTACAGTTGATTTGGGAGATCGTCCGGATTTTATTAATTCTCCTATTTTTACTAGTCTTGTTAGAAATATGTTATCAGCAATGAATGTCGATGATAAATTCTTTGAGGCCAATTTCTATATTCAGTCTGCCGGAAATTCTAAGTTTAATTTCTTAAATTCTCCTGGATTTATGTCAGTCAAGCCAGTTAATGCTAATGATGATCACAAGAGTCAATTCTACAAGGATAATGTTGGTGTCGGCAACGCATCTATCGCTGTAAAAGATCTGCTTATCAATGAGCAAAAAGATATATATGAATATACTTTTTCTATTAAATCTATTAGCTTTATTGAGACAATAGAAGATTTTGCGGAGAGAGCTTGTTTTGTCAGTCGTAAAATTCCAGTTGATGGAGAAATTGCAGCGGTCAAGGCTAAGCTTGAGTCTTTGGATCAAAATATAACAGTAAGTTCGGATGGATATGATTTAAAGGAATCTGTATCATTTGAATTATCTATATCAAACATTGATACCCCATCTTCTGAATCAGATTGGATACCTTTAAGTTTTAATAACAAAAGTACAGTTGATTCTGAGGTAGTCTTTTTTGATCCTAATTCATTTTTTGCTACTTTAAGATTTGTTCCAAAAGCTGATTCAATTATTCTTTATCAAAATGGAAAAGTTGTTCATCCTGATTCCTATATTTTTAGAGTAAATTCTCAAAGACTAGAATTAACTGCTCCGATATTTTCTAGAACAGACATTTTTTGTGCGTCCTATGAAATTGACTCTTCTCTAATAAATCCTTTTGAATTAGATCTTATTAAGAATAATCAGTATAAAGAATCTACTAAGCAGTTTAAAACATCAAATGGTCTTGGTGAGCCGTTTAGTAGAACATCATCTAGTGCATCTATAACGCTTTCTGAGGTTCCTTATTTAAATAGATCTTTTGTTAGTTCGGCAAGATATGATAAGTATTATGGAACTTTATTTTCTGGAGTTGGATATGGATATTCTCCAGTAAGAGTGAAATTGAATGATGGAACATATGCCGTGAACGTGACTAATTATACTCCTAAGGCTCAACAGGTTGAATTTCAGAATGGTAGTAGCACACAATTTATTCACAATGGAAAAAATATAGTTTTTAATAAAGTTATTGATAATGGTTTCACTGTCGAGTATGAATATATTCCTCATAATCTTAGATTTAGACTTGTAATGAGAAAAAATATTCCTGGTATCAGTATTCCAGCTAAAGCTGATTCAGTTATTTTAAAAATGAAAACTATGTTTTTTGATACTTATTATGATAAACTTAATAATATTTCTTTGAATTGATAGGCAATAGCAATGGCACAAGTTTCTTCTAATACTTTAACTTATGATCAAATTTTTATAAAGATTAAAGATTTCTATACTAAAAATTTGAGAAATGAATTTCCAACTAGTGATGATAAATTAAAAGCCTATCAGTCACTTCTGTCAGATATTCAAACTAATATTTTAAAACCTACTGTCAAATTTGATCCAGTTATAAAAGGTGAACCACCTTCTGCTATCAAGATGAATAAGTTTATTGATGGTCTAAGTAGTGATGTTTTAACTATATCTAAACAAATCGATTATTTAAGTGCTAAAGTTATTAATACTTTTAATCTATTTAACAGTGAAATCGGTGCAGAAAAGAAATATTTAGAAAGAATCGCTTCTAAAGCAAGAATTTTACAGATGTATTCTAAAGCACCTGCAGAAAATATTATTTATGTCGGTGATTCATTTGATAATGCTGATTTTGTTGAAGTGGAATCTATTCCAATCGGTCAAAATCCTCATATTGAAAATGGTGTTTTTACACTTCCTATCAATAATTCTCGAGCATGGAATGCTAGAACTATTAGTATTGATACATTGAATTCTAACGGATTTATGGGCAATGATCATCAAGCAATAATTAATCCAGATCAAAATACCCAACAATCATATACGTATGTATATAAAAGTAATCCTAGCATTTCTTCGACTTCCGCAATCGCTGATTCAAATATTCTGACATATTTTGAATATGAAGGTTTAAATGTAGATTTAGATAGCAATCCGAATGTGGATAAATCTTTGCTATCTGAATTTGAGTTTTCATATTTGGCCAATAAAAAAATCGTTAATGATAAAACGACTGGAGATTTAGTAAACTGGTCAAAATTTGATTTAGACAAACCTTTGAAATTAGTTGTAAAGATAGAGTCCGCTGTTGAAAGCAATGCTAATACTTTAACAATAGTTCCATATTTTGGGTCATGTAAATTAGTTAAAGTAACATCCGTTAAAGCTATCAGGAGTAATGGCAGCATTACTGAGATATTGAGTAATCCAATTTATATTGGTTCATCTTTCGTTCCTACAAATGGGCAAATTATGAACCAATATTTTTATGATAAGGCTATTTTAAGATTTGCAGATATTAAGGTTGTAAGATTTGAGGTTTCTTTTGAGCAAGATTCCTATGAGCAAATCGATATAATGCATTCGTATTGGAAACCAATTTTTCCTTTAAATCCATCAGCTGAAGATATTTTAAATCCTTTTTATGGAAAAACCAGATTTAACCCTGACGCTCTGAGCTCGGACACATATGAGCTTATTGAGTACGATAAATATATTGTTACTCCTCTTATAACTACTCCTAATCAGTTTAAAAATTTGGATAGACCATCTAAACTAGTTAATGTTGCCCTTAAGCGTAGGCCATTGACACAGTCTGGTTATATCATCACTGTTAAAGGATATAAAATAGATACAGATGATGAAGGTAATATAATACAGGAGTATCCAAATAATAAACATGAGATGTATTTTAAAAATTTTGATTTAAGTAATAATTTTATTTTCGATTATCCAAAATCTGTTATTTTTGAAGAACAAGGAAAAGTTTATGCTTCCGCCGAAGATGCCGCAGCTGACGTTCAAGCGATACAAGATGTATTTACTGCAGATCCCAAGCAATATGTTGGTACTACTTTTTGTTATGTTTATGAGGTAGTTGCCGAATTTTCTACGGTGACTGTTCCGCAAAGAAAAAGATTTTATCCAGTTAGATTGGGTCTAGAATACGAAAGATATCAAGCGAAGAGAAAAGCAATTGGCATCAGAGATGTCAGCGCCTCTTATGATCTATATACTCATAGTTCTACTTTGGTATCTAAAGTTTTTAATTTTGATTCTCAGATTGAAAGTTTAATGTTAGATGTTGACGCAACTATTGATAATCAATATTTAGATTCTATTGATATTCAGTATTTTGTATCTTTAAACGATTCTAGATGGATAAAACTTTCCCCGATTCAATCACCAACAAGTGGTGTAGCTGAGGTTTTGATCTTTAATAAAAATATTTCAAATGAATATAAAATTGCTGGTGTTGGATACTTGAATTATCCAGAAATTCCATCTACAATTAATTCTGTTAAAGTTAAAATTGAAATATCTAAAAGTAGGAATGTTAATTATACTCCTACTATTCGCTCTTTTAAACTTATTGCGGGGATTAAGCAAGTATGAATATTTCAACAGTTCAAAAAAGAAAATTCTTGAATAATATATATAAATTATTTTATTCAACAGGCAAGACTCCTACCGAGTTTGAGGTAAGAAACGCTTTCAATCAGTATTTTCAAGTAAATAAACCAGGATATCCCGCTATTATTGACTATAATTCTTTGGCTACAGAGTCTATAGCTAATCCAGATACTATAAATGAATTGATGATCAATACAATTCTTAATTTAGAGGTATTATTTGATTGTGTAACAGAAACTAATGAAGAAATCTTTAATGTTGTTCACACGATTAATGATAAGATAGAAAATCTTAGAGCTAGACGTAAAGAGCTAGAATCAAAAATAGATCAGTTAACTTTCGCTAATGCAAATAGTGATGGATTTTTCTATTCTTTCTTAGATAACTTTTCAACTCTTAATAATATAGATTTAAATATCACTAGTGCATTTGTTGATTTGGTAAATAATAATGTTAGTTTACCAAAGATCACATCGCTTTATTCTAACCAAAATAATCTAAGCCAACTCTCTCTTGCCGGTATTACCAATACGGTAACTTTTGATGGCAGAGTAGTGGCAGAAAGGCAGAATGTAACAGATTTTGATGCCACTTTTGATGGATTAAACGATACTTATTGGAATTATGATCTTTCTACCGAGTCAATTGGAGTCGCGTCTATCACTCTGAGTATTCCAATAGGCGGAGTAATTGGAGTGTCAAAGGTGAGTGGTTCTTTGATGTCGAAAAGTCCTTGTTCAGTATATTTGAAGGCGATTCCTTCATCGGTATCTGAACAACCAGTAATAGTTACTAAGAATTCTACGGAAGATTATAATAGATTTAGTTTTATAATACCTTCACAAAATTATAGCAATATTCAATTAACAATTTATAAAACAGAGCCTGATTCAGTTATTAGAAGCGCAACTAAACCATATCTATATTCATTTGGCATTAGGGATCTTGTTATTGGTTCGGATTACCATGACACAGAAGCATCTATAGTTTCTAAACCTATTGCTATACCCACTGCAGATAATAAATTATTAGCTATTTCTTCTGTTGCCCTTGACGTTAAGCAGCAAATAGTTAGTGGAACTAATATTACTTACTATGTTGCAGCTGACAATCCTGATGGAGAAAATATTAATGACTTTGATTGGATACCTATCGAAGTTAATGAATTTGATAGTTCAGCTGAATCTAAATCTATAAATTTAACTAGCTCACCATATAAAACAATTTATATTGATCGAGATTACTTTAATGATGGACTTAAATTAATACCCATCAATGAGAATGCAACTAATTCAAATGAACTCAATCCAATTGCGCTCCCGTATACGGGTCGCTCAGCCTACCGAGTAACTAGCGTTGGATCAACTAGGGAATATTTACAACCATATATTTTAAGTAGTCTCAATTGCTATCGTCACTACTCACTTTATAACGACAATGCTAAGGTTGATTTGCAACTGTATAAGTCATTAACTCAATGGTCATCTTACATAGCAGATACCACTAATCTGAGTATTAATAGAGATGTTTTATCTAATCTAGATAGCCTTATTAATATTACGATTAATAGTCCGTCAGTTGGATTCTTGGATACCAAAATCTTAGCCGAAGATATTAAAACTGGTTCTCACATTATCTCTAAAAGCAGAGATGACATCAATCTTTCAGTTTATTTAAATGGTGTTCTTATTGCCGATATTCCAAGTGGGCAAAAAGACGCTAAAGTGGATTGGGAGTTTATTAAAGGAGTTAATAATCTTTCAATTCTATACGATAAGAATTTTGTTGGTTCTGTTTCAATTGATTTAATGCAGGGAGTGAAGCTATCAGATTATGGAATTATATTCTTAGATTATTTTAATTATTTAGATCCAATTGAATTCAGCATGAGAACGAGTTCCGACATCAATGCTTTTACAATTGATACTATTTTTGGAAGCAGGGAAGTTTTAGCTTCAAAAGAAATTTCTAATAAAAGTATTTTCAGGTACTATTCCAGTCAAAGTGAATTAATTACAGCAGTAAGATATCGCGCTGACTTATTAAGATTTAATAATCCTAATCAGACTCCGATTTTAGATGGAGTAAGGGTTAAGTTTAAGCATAGCGATATGTGATTAGAGGGGCATTAATGTCTAAAACATTTAAATTAAGTAACACATCCAGAATTAAAGAACCACTTTTTAGTAAAGATAGGACTAAATATAGGGCTCCACGAAATTCGGAAAAAGAAAACGCAGAAACCAATCTTTTAAAATTAGATTTATCTAGACTTTATAATCAAATGAACGCAATCGATGCTAGTATCCTTGAGAATCTAAAATATGCAATTGGTGATATAGGGGATGTTGATACTTCTGTGCTTCTTGATGATGGTTTGTCTTATCTAATAGATGGTGTGGAAATATATTTGGATGATATATCAGTTACTCAAGATGTTGAAATTGATACTATTAGTAAAATAAGTGGTAGATTATCCAGACTTTTAGCAAAAGTAAATAGATTGGAAATTGGTAATTAGAATGGTAGATATATTAAATACGAAAAAAAGAGATTATCAATACAACGGTCCTGTTGATAGTTCTGATTACAACTTAAGAATAGATGAAAACTACAGAGATCTTGTTTATCTATATAATAAAATTGGCGTAATTGACAATAAGTTATATCAGGCATTCGAAAGAGTTATCAAAGAGAATCAGTTTCTTATAGCTGCACTAGTTGATATGGAAGATAGAGTAAAGGCACTTGAATCTGCGAGTAACTTAGTTTCCATCCATTCCTACAATCAGTTGGATTACGCTTCGTTTACTGGAACATCTTTTGCTATTACAGCTAATGAATTACTTTCTTTTGATCCAGTATATAATGTGATTACCTTGCCAAAAGTATCAACTAGCTCTTATTCTAAGCTTAAATTTTCTAACTCAGTTGCTGGTCAAATAGTTCCAGATTTTTTCAAAGCCAAGATTGTTAATAATTATAGTGGTGTAGACACGACTGGAGCAGTACTTGATAGTACTCCAATTTATAACTGCATTCTAGATTCAATGGATAAAGTTTGGAAAAGAACTATAATTTCCGATATAGCCTCTCCTGCTGGAGCTCAAATGATGGTATATATTAAGGTACCAGCTGAGGCAGCCGGATCTTTAAAGGCTAATTTCTTTAAAATTAATCCATATCCAGCTTTTGGTACAGATGTTCTGTCTATAGAATATACTACCAATATCAATCCAACTCTGTCCGATTCAGATGGTTGGACTCCACTTAATAGGTTTGGATATTATAATAATACATCTGAGGCAATAGGTAAAGTTCCACCAGGTGGTTGGACCACAATTGCCGCTGATGCTATCCGTAATTCTGGTCCACTAGCTTTCGTTTTCCCAGATACTGATATCACTGCTTTCAGAGTAAAGTTGGTTCAAAGAAATTATTTTATGGAATCCGGCAAATATATTTATACCTATGGGCTATCTGATCTTGATATAAGATATGATAAATTTATGCCTAATGGCAGAATGATGATAAAATATACTCCTCCAAATGGAGATACGATTTCTGATGTTCTTAATGTAACACCTAAGATTTATAATGTTCCCTTAAGCTCATTGTCAGAAGCATTTAGTTATAGAGTGATATATGATGACGCTGGAACTTATACTTTATCTAATCCTGGCATTTCTACAAGCGTGTGGATTGAAGTTACTCTCAATATGCTTTCGGACAAAACTGCACCAGTTTTGAGTGATTTAATTATTGAATATATATAGTTTATTAGTTTATTTTCGCTGCTACTATAAAGATAGTTTTTTTATTAAGGAGAAAAAATGACTACCTTTTACGTAGGCCCTCGGCCTGTTCTCAAGGGCCAGAACTCAAATGAGATGGTCAACACATATAAAGGCACAGCTGGTACTTACTCTTTCTATCCACTGTTTAGTACTAGTCATGTTTTAGATGGTGCACCAGATAATCATTTTAATCCTGGTACTGGTGATTTCCCTGGAAATAGATTCCTTTCACAAATTTTCAATGGCTCAACCCTCTATGTACATCCTCTTTCTGGCACTTTTGCTGATGGCGCTGGATATGATGGTGCAAGATTCAAGCCAAAAGAGTTCAAAGGTCTAGCTGGCGCAGCAGCCTTCCCCTCTAACTTTGGTCACGCATACAATAGAGGCAATGACTACGAATACTATGATAACTGGCTTTTTGATGGCGTACCTTCAGCCAATGTGATGACTAACCTTGGCCATGGCCAGAGAACAGAAGCTCAAGGTGCCCCAAGCTCCTTCGGATATTTTGCCCCTACAGAATTCAATGGCGTTACCAGCACCACTGTATTTACATCTGGATACGGTCAGGCTTATCCAACAGGCTATGATAACGAATATGGCAAAAACAGAGTTCAAGAGTTCAGAGGTGTCCCTTCTGCAAAAGCTCTATGATTTTACGATAAAACCACCAGTTCTTGATAAAGATAGAACTAGTGGTTTTGTCGCATGGGCTAGTTTAGCAGCTGGGATAGTCGCATATGAAGTATATGCGATTAGGTCCAAAAAGATCGAAACTTTAACAAGAGCTTTTTGGAGAATTACAGACAAAAAAATTCACGGAAGCATATTCACTGGAGCGTGGTTAGGTTTAACCTTTCATCTTCTTATAGAGAAGTCATTTCGAAGATTTATTTCAGGAAAAAAGGATGCAATATGAGTAAATTAACTAAAGATATTATCGAAAGAGCACTTTGGACAGCCGTTCAATCCTTCTTAGCCGTTTGGGTAATCGGCGATGTAGCGTCACTAAAGTCCGCAGCTGTTGCCGCTGGTGCAGCAGTCATCTCAGTGGTCAAGGGCGTCGCTGCCTCTAAGGTTGGAGATCCAGAAAGTGCAGCTACTTTAAAAGCCTAAATAATTAGACATTGTTCTTCTTCTTCATGGTATAATTACCAAGAAGGTGAACTCCAAGAAGTCCCGCCTTTTTGGCGGGACTTTCTTTTTTCAGCAATAGGAAAGTTGGAATAATGTCTATCGAAGACATCAAAAAAGCAGTAGCCGATAAGTCTCTTCCAATGGAAGTCGCAGAAAAGTATTTAAAACTTTATGTTGCAGATATTGAGTGGCAACAGCATATCACTAGATTGTGGAATAATTCTTTAAACAAACTTAAAGACATAGATCACACTAAACAGCATCTGAAAAATGCTATCGCATGCACTACTATATTACCCCTGGTGGAAAAAACGCCAATCCCTGATCCACCACAAAACCTATTATTTTGGTGTCCTGGATGGCATCAATTTAAAGAACAGGATTGGTTTGAATCTCTTATGGAAATTATGAGAGAAGATATAATAATTTCCGAAAATAGAAATAAAATAATTAAAGTTGGAGTTATAGATCCCATTGATGTTAGTCCAGTTACTCGTCAAGCATACAATTGGCTTTACGATAAGGTTCTCGCAACTGAAAACATAGACTCTTTAAATAAAAAGGATTTAGAACTAAAACTAGCTAATCTAGTTCGAGCATATGGTGGATCTGTTATTTGCAGTATGTTTATGAACTATAAGCTTAATGTAGATAAAGTATTAAATTGGCGAAGTGGTTATTTTTTTGAAAAGCAGATCTATAAGGTATATAATATAGATCAAATCTTAAAGATCAAAACCACTGAATTAAATAAAACAAATCAAAAGTATATTAAAAAAATTGGAGCTAATAATGGTTGAATCGATTCTTCTCAACAGTGATACAAATAATTCTAAGGTATCAACTTTTCTATTTAAATTAAGTGAAGAATTTGTTGATTCATATAGAAGTAAACCCAGTCCATTTGGTTATCGGGACGCAGTTGGTAACTCTGTTGGAGAGATAACTTTTCTCAGAACATATTCTAGAATAAAAGAAGATGGAACAAAAGAGACCTGGGTAGATGTCTGCGAGAGAGTTATTAATGGAATGTACTCTCTCCAAAAAGAGCACTGTAAAAAGAATAGATTACCATGGAACGATTTAAAGGCTCAGGCATCAGCTAAGGAAGCTTTCGATAGATTATTTAACCTTAAGTGGACACCTCCTGGGCGTGGTCTTTGGGTCATGGGAACTCCAATCGTAATGGTTCAAAAGAACTCAGCAGCTCTTCAGAACTGCGCGTTTGTTAGCACTGGAGAGATGACTAAGAATAATCCCGCAAAGCCCTTCGGCTTCCTCATGGAGGCCTCGATGCTGGGTGTCGGTGTAGGATTCGATGACAAAGGCGCTGATAAAGATTTTACTATCTACGAGCCAAATAGACCTACAATTGTTGAGAATATTGAAGACTCACGTGAAGGCTGGGTTAACTCAACGACACAGCTCATTAATTCATATTTAAAGCCAGATCAGAATCCAATTGAATTTGACTATAGCTCGATCAGACCTGCTGGCACTCCTATTAAAACCTTTGGTGGCACTGCAGCTGGTGCTGATCCATTGATCAAGCTTCATAAGCATATTCGCAGAATGTTCGATGGCCGCAATGGAGAAAAGCTCACTAGAGTAGACATTGCTGACATTGGCAATACAATCGGCGTATGTGTAGTATCTGGCAATGTTCGTAGATCCGCAGAACTTCTTATCGGAAGAATTGATGATGACAATTTCTTAAATCTAAAGAATGCGGAGCGTTTTCCTGAGAGAAACTCTTATGATTCTTCCGCTCCTGGGTGGGGATGGATGTCAAATAACTCAGTAGAAGTTTCGGTTGGTACCGATCTATCTTCTATTGTCGATGGCATTTCTAGAAACGGTGAACCAGGAGTTATCTGGATGGATATGTCACGTAAATATGGTCGCCTCGCAGATGCCCCAAACAATAAGGATTGGCGAGTCGCTGGGTATAATCCATGCGCTGAGCAGTCACTCGAGTCATACGAATGCTGCACGCTTGTGGAGACCTATCTCAATAGACATGATTCTTTAGATGATTTTAAGCGCACATTAAAGTTTGCTTATCTTTACGCTAAGACTGTCACATTACTTCCAACTCACTGGGAAGAGACTAATGCTATCATGCAAAGAAATAGAAGAATTGGAACTTCTGTTTCTGGTGTCGCTAACTTTGCAGACAGACTTGGTATGCCTACATTAAGAGAGTGGTTAAATGATGGCTATTTAACAGTTCAGCGTTATGACAATATTTATTCAGAATGGCTTGGCATTAGAGAGTCTATTAAGACAACTACTGTAAAGCCTTCTGGTACGGTATCAATCCTTGCTGGAGAATCTCCTGGCGTTCACTGGACTCCTGGTGGCAAGTATTTTATGCGAGCTATCCGATTCTCAAATGATGATCCAATGCTACCATTATTTAGAATGGCAAACTATAGAGTAGAGCCAGCTTCAGAGTCACCAGATACCACGTCTGTAGTATTTTTCCCAATCAAGTCTGACGCTTCTAGATCTGAAAAAGATGTTACCATATTCGAGAAAATGTCTCTTGCTGCTGTGGCTCAAAGATATTGGTCAGACAATTCAGTTTCTGTTACAATTTCCTTTGATTCAGAAAAAGAAAAAGATCATGTTGGAACTGTTCTTCATATGTATGATGGACAGCTAAAGACTGTTTCTTTCCTTCCACAAGGTAATTTCACATATCCCCAGATGCCATATACTCAGATTAGTGAGGAAGAATATACAGAAAGTTCTCTCAATCTGTTGCCAATTGATCTATCTGGTGTATACTCTGGTCTGGCAGCAGATGCGATAGGCGAAAACTACTGTACAACATCAGCATGTGAGGTCAAATTTATAATAGATAATCAAAAACCTCTCAATGAAAAGTAGTTTTTACTTTTTGTTGTGTTACTAAATTCATATGAAAAATAAAACAACAACCAGATTATGTCGTCAATGCAAAATAGATAAACCATTACAAGACTTCTATGAAGATAGTCGTGTCAAAAAAGATGGACGTCGATCCAAATGTAAAGAGTGCCTAACTAATGGTAAGCCACCTGGCCCAGTGCCAATGAATCCTCTTACTCGCTATGAGGTTGATCAAAAAGGATGCTGGATCTGGAAAGGCGCAGTACATGCTACTGGCTATGGACAAATTAAATGGAAAGGGCAGTCTACCGTTGCTCATCGTGTTGTCTATGAGTTAACTAAGGGAGCAATACCTAAGGGTCTCTATTTGGATCATTTATGTAGTGTTAAGCTTTGCGTTAATCCGGAACATCTTGAACCGGTGACTCAAAAAGTAAATATTCAACGAGCATGGAATCGCAACCACTGTGCCACATGTACCTGTTTTTTAGAGGAAAAATGACAACAGACAGCTGTGAAGTAAAGTTCATCAAGGAAAACGTTAAAGGATAAAATGTCAGACGAAAATAATGACCACGATTTTGACAAAGTTTTTGAAGAAATTGTGAATTCAGATGATTTGAAGCAGATCAAGGAAAATTATGACACAGATGTTCGTCATGGTGTTAAAGAGTTGATATTAATTCAGCAATCTTTGGCTGACGTTTCTGGTCATATTTCTGAGATTCTTCTTCGTTCATTGTCCGAAAATACTATGGTTTTTGGTGACGATAATGTTTATCATAATTTATTATCTTCGATTTATAAAATCTCTGAAGATTTTAACGAATATATGGTAGATTATTATATTGTGATCGATGACGATATGGACATAGATCTTTTTGATGAAGATGAAGATGGAGGCGAAGATGAGTGAGATCATTAATGTACTAGATAATGGGTATGTCAGATTAGTTGATATCATGGGCAATGATCTTTCTGTTGCCAATGCCGCCAGAGCATCATTCGCTAAAGAATCGACAGAATTAACACCTGGAGATGAAAGACTAATTAATTTCTTGGTTAGAGAAAATCATATGTCACCATTCCGACATGCCTTTATGACATTTGAGTTTAAGGCTCCACTCATGGTCGCTCGCCAACATTGGAAGTATATTGTTGGCAGTGACCATACAATGGATGGTTGGAATGAATCTAGTCGTCGGTACGTAACATCGGATCCAGAGTTTTATACGCCTAGTATATGGCGTTCTGCTCCAGAAAATAAAAAGCAGGGATCTGGTGCTCCAGTTGATCAGGTAATTGCAAATCAATTAACACTAGATTTAGTTAAGTATTATTCTGAAGGAATACATCTTTACGAACAGGCTATGGAAAATGGTGTTGCTGCAGAACAAGCTAGACTGTTCCTCCCTGCGTATGGGATGTATGTTAATTACAGATGGTCATGCAGTCTTCAATCCGTGATGCTATTCCTCAATCAACGCTTAGCTGAGGATTCTCAAGTTGAAATTCAAGAATATGCAAAAGCAGTTAAAGATTTAATCGAAGATAAGTTTCCTATTTCTATTTCTCTTTTAGTTGGTTAATATGGAATTCCTTATTAAATTAATTCTTTTTATCATTTTTGGTAATTGGTGGATAGCTATGAATATATTCATTACCAATTCTGAAACTAAAAGAATCAAGTATATTGCGCTAGCTTGGGCAATAGCTTTTTCTGTAATAGTAGGATTCATAGTTATTCCATGATTTCAAGAAAAGATATTCAATTTATGCGCACATGTGTAGCAATGTCTGGTATTTTTGCTACTTGTGCCAAACGACAGTACGCAGCTATATTGACTGATAATTTGGGTCATATCGTTGGCACCGGATATAATGGTGGGCCTAGAGGCGCAAAACATTGTATCGATGGAGGATGTCCAAGATTGATTGAGAATTCTCCACATGGAAGCAACTACGATAATTGTATAGCAATCCATGCAGAAGCTAATGCCTTCTTGCATTCAGACTATAGTTCTAGACCTACTAAAATTTATGTCAATGGACCACCATGTTTTTCTTGCGCTAAACTAATTGCAAATTCAACAGTCACTGATGTATACTATCTAGCAGATACTGCATATCTAGATTGGGATAATGTTAATGCATTTCTTACTAACTCAAACATTGCGACTTGGGAGATAGATCGTGCCAGCATCTAAATTAAACTATTTGGTAGTTTACAAAAACCATAGTCAAGTTTATGGTTCAGCATCAAAGAAAATAGCTGAAGATAGTCCTCCGCCAGAGGGCTTTACATCAGATGATAAAAACATTTTTTTTGTAACGTTTGAACCAGACTCAGATAATATTTGTTTATATAAAGTAACCGATCAGGAACAGGAAGATGACCAAGAAGCAGATGAATAAGAAGAAGATTAGCCTCAAATTAAACGAAGGCGAATCAGCTTTAGTATTGCATTATGATAATTTAATGCACATAGCAGAAAGCTATGACTACTTTGCCTCACAAGAAAAAGATCCAGATACTGGAAATTGGTATAGAGAATTGGCAGACTCAATTAGATATCAAGCTGGTATAAATCATTTTGAAGGTCCGGATGAAGAATACGACTGGTACTAAACTAGCTTTTTTAGGGTTAGCATGTACAATTCTTTATTTCAGATATAGGTCTTCTTTTATGTTAGATAGGTATAACTCAAAACCTGAAATTCGTCATTATTTAAATAGACTTATTGAGTTCTATGATTTGTCTGTTTTGGATAATGTGCGGCAATCTTTTTTCGAAATGCTTGATTATGGCCTCGATGCAGACCAAGCATTTCATCTTTTAATATCAAAGGTAACGAAATGATTGATTTATGTATCATCAACTATAATACTAGGGACAAGTTAGAAAGACTTATTAATATTTTACATTCAGATGTAAATGGAAAAAATAAGAAATGGTGTCTATATGTGGCTGATAATGGTTCGCAAGATGACTCTCTTGAATATCTTCAAAGCGTTGCTAGTCGGACTCTTATTAACAAGATTTTTGTTAATCCAAATATTGGATATTCTGCAGCATGCAACCAGTTAGCTGCTTTTGGAACCGGTGAAGTTATTGCATTACTCAATGCAGATGTATGGTTCACTAGTGAAGATATTTTAAATATTCATAATATCTTCGAAAATAATCCAGATATACACATTCTAGGACCAAAGCAGCGTGATGAGAATGGATTTATCACACATGCTGGAATAATTGGAACCAATACTGCACCTAGACATCGTGGTTGGAGAGAATATGATCCTAGTGATGTAATGTATAGAGATAGAATTGAATGCGTTACAGTTTCTGGATCAGCCTATTTTATTAGGCGTGAAGTCTGGAATGCATTATGGAACGATCCCCAGTATCGGGAGCTAGTTCCAGATGCTACAGGAGCATTCTTGCCAACACCTCATTATTATGAGGAAACATGGTGTTCATATTTTGCTAGACATCGTGGATACAACATTGTTTATGATGGATCTGTATCAATTGGGCACAGCTGGCACGCATCATCACCTAAACCTGGAGAAGGATTTAGTGAAGCTGACTCTAAGTTTCCTATCAGTAGAGAAATTTTTAGAAAAGCATGCGATTTTATAGGGATAGAAAGAGACTGATATGGAATTATATTGGTATAGGGGATCTGTTGTAAAAATTATAGATGGAGATACTCTTGATATAGATATCGATCTGGGTTTCGATATCTGGCACTCTATTAGAGTTCGTCTTAATGGCTTAAATGCACCAGAAACAAGAACTTCTTCACTTGAAGAAAAAGAGGCTGGTCTACGGTCTAAAGAATTTGTTAAAAGTTGGCTCGATAATAGAGGATATAAGGTTCTTTTACACACTATAAAAGATGGTACTGAGAAGTATGGAAGAATTTTAGCCGAAGTCTATGATTCAACCGGATACGATAATCTAAATAACGATCTAATAAAAGAAGGGTTTGCTGTTCCATATAATGGTGGACACAAATAATATATGGGACTAAAAATTTTTTTATCAGGAGCCATGGAAGATGTTGGCGACTACAGTTTAAATTGGAGAAAAACAGCCACTCATCAATTAACTGCGATGGGATATACCGTCTTAGATCCAACATTAATACCTGATGTTGGATTCGAGACCCCTGAAGAAATCGTTCAAAAAAATCTTTTCTTACAGAAGAAAGCTGATCTTCTTTTAGTTGAATACATGCTGCCAGGGCGTGCATATATTGGTACCGATTTTGAGCTAGCATGGGCAAAATTTCATGGTCAGCCAACAATAGTATTTTGTTCTGAAAAACACAAACATCGTGTTTATCTGAAATATATGGCAACTAAGCTTGCATCTAGTATGACTGATGCGCTAGAATATCTAGCGACAACTTATCCAACTAATTGACGAGAAAGGTCAAATGATGTCAAACAACAAGTTCAAGTATTTTGCAGTCACCACCACTACTGTAGTTAAGGCTAAGAACAAGGCTGATGCAGAGAAGATTGCAATGAGCACCAAGCGTACAGCTAACCTTAATCAGATTGGTGAGCTCCTTTTCAAGGATGTCGAGGTAGAGCGTATCACTGCTCTGCAGGCTCACGAGCAGACCGCTGTCTGATTAGTCATATTGGATTGGAACTGGGGAAGGATATTAACCTTCCCCAGTTCCTATTTTTAAATAGGAGTATATTATGATATACGCTCAAATGATTGGACGTAATGAGTCTAGTCGATTTCTAGAAGAAGTACTACAAAGATTATCAACTCAAGTTGACAAAATCATTTTTACAGATGACTGTTCTGATGATAATACTCCAGAAATTGCAGCTAAGTACGCTGAAGTTTTTAGAACAGATAAGCCAACATTTACCGAGCATGAGGGACAATTAAGAGCCTTTGCTTGGGGCAATATGGAGAAATTTGCAAGTGTTGGCGATTGGATTATTGCAATTGATTGCGATGAAATGTTATTTCATGTAGATGATCTTGATATTAGATCAGTCTTGGCAAAGTCTCCATTTGACGTTGTCAACGTCAGATTCTATCATATGTGGAATGAGACACAGTATCGTGTAGATAAGTTATGGGCACCGAATAATAGCTCACGCATTTTCCGTTATGTTAGCAATGGTGGTTTTGCTAATCGTAGATTGGCCTGTGGTTCAGAACCTACTTATGTGGGAGAGTGGATTTCTAAGCGTAATTTTTGGTTAGATTCTGGACTAGTTATGCAGCATCTTGGCTATATTAGAGATGAAGATAAGAAGGCTAAGTTTGAAAGATATTCTCATTTAGATGGTGGAGAATTTCACAATCTAAATCATATTAATTCTATTGTTGACGATAATCCAGTTCTTATTAACTGGGGAACTTTTGGTATCTGAGGAGATAAAATGTCTTTTTTAAATCAAACTGAATCTATTATTAAGCTAACGAAAGCGATGCAAGGCAATGAGAAGTTTAGTTATATTAATGTTCCAAAGTCTGCTATTGTGGGACTAAGCAAAAATAGTGAAAATGCGTTCCCTGCCAATTTTGCTCGTAACGTTATCAATTCGTTAAAGAACGCAGATAAAAATGTGATGAAGGCTATTTCTCATACTTTGGTATCTGATGTTGAGGCAGGAAAGCATTTTAAGATAGGTCTTAATAAGCATTCGGAATATTATTATTCAAATGTATTTGAGTATTATTACATGAACAACAGAGATCTTTATAATACAATCCTAGATTTCTTTATTAAGAATACTAAAACAGTAACTGTTTCTTTCCATGATAAGAAATTAGTTCAAAAACATCTGGGATATAATACTCATGTTATCAATGTGCCGTTTATGTCGCAGTATGATAAGCTTGATAGCGTTTACGCACAGCTAAGCGAATTTGAGGGTGGAGTTGATTACTGCATTATGGACTGTGGAGTTTTTGGTTTAGCATTGATGTCTAAGATGTGGAATGACTCTAAGATGTCAATTATTGACCTTGGTAAGACTATAAACATGGTGAAAGCTTCGACGTGATAGAATGAAAAATCGTAAAAAGATAGAAGATGATGATGTTGAATTTCTAACAGATCTTTTGTTTGATACGAATCTTTCACTATCAGATATAGCTAAAGAGTTAAATACTGATATTTCTGAAGTAAATAAGAAGATTAATTTACTTGGATTAAATTGGCTGAAGACCTCTAGACGAAAAATGTCTAGAGGTCAAACAGCTTTAACTCTGCTGTTGAAAAAACTTATTCCAGGTGAAGAAATTGTTAACGAATATCATATTGGCGATAAATTAAAGCTAGACATTTATTGTCCAAGTTATAAGTTGGCAATTGAATTTCATGGTCGTCAACATTTCTATTACACTAGTAGATTTTTTGAATCTAAATATGAGTTTGAAGAAGCACAAAAGCGTGATATCAAAAAAGCAGACTGGTGCAAAGAGAATGATATTGCACTAGTTGTGTTTCGATATAATGATTCGTTAACAGAGCAAAATGTTTGTGATAGAATATTGGATGCGATTAGAAATAGTCCGACTCCAAAAACTGATAAACAGGGGAAGTCGATCACTTCATCTGATTTTTATCAGAGTATGAAGAAGAAGAATTCGCAATACAGAAAAGATCTATATAGGAAAATGAAGGGTAAATAAATTGATCATTCTAGATGAGATGGAAGAGACTAAAGAGATTCCATTAGAATATCAGATTTTTGCTTTAGCTTTAAAAGAGCCAGGAGCTATCGCCTATTTCAATGACAATCTTCCTCAGGACATTGTTGGAATAATCCATGGAGAAAAGGGTATTCATGAGTTCTATGGTGCCCTTCTAGGCTTCTATCGTGGCACTAATTTAGATCATGTTGATCCTGTAGCCTTTAAGTCTTGGTTGAGTTCTGAGACTGACATCTATGATGCTCTTGGTGGTCAATCCGGTGTGTCAATCATGCTGGATTTGATCACTAAGGTAGAGGTTTCTAATAAAGAATCTGTCACTGAGTTAGTTAAGCATAAAGCAAATAAGCGTAAGCAAATCAATTATCTTCAGGAGCTACAACTTCTTATTAATAAGAAGGGACTTAAATCCGAAGAAGATGTAAATAGAATTAATATTCTTACATCTCATATTAAAGATCTAGAAAATCAAATTAAGTATGATCCTTTTTCCAAGATCACTACTGGTTTAGATATTATCTCTCACGCATCTAATCTGTTAGAGATTCCAGACTTTATTCCAACTCAATTTAAGGCTTTAAATAGAGCTATGGGATATACCGATGAGGGCGGATTTTTCCGTGGAGCAGTTCATGCTGTAATTGCACCATCTGGTAAGGGTAAAAGCACTTTTGCCAAATGCTTAGCTAATCATTGGTTGGATACTGGTTACCGCGTCCTTTATGTTAACTTTGAGGAAGCATTAGGTCACTGGGAACGCATTCTAATGACTCAAATTATAGGTAAAAATGTTTACTCTGAAGCTGATAAATGGTCCGCATCAGAAAAGGATTTTTATCTTAAAAAGTTCAAGGAAAGACTTGAACAGTGGGGCGATAGATTGATGGTTCGCCATGATCCCGAAACTCCATATTTTGAGGATCTTGAATTCTGGTTACGTGATTTAATCGGTCACAATGAGAAGATTCCGGACATTGTGATTATTGATACCATTCAGTCAATGTTTACTCGCGGAAGCGGTAAGGGTAAGCCACGATGGGGTGAATTTGAGGAAATGATGGTCAAGTTAGAGAAACTTGCCCGTGACATGAACTGTGCATTGATCATTACTGCTCAAGAAAACTCTAATAGAATGAAGGAAAAGCGAGAAGTTGTACAACAGTCTGATACGGGTGGTTCGTTAGCTATTCAGCAGAAGTGTGCAGTAACTATTTTCATTACTGAAAAGAAGTTAGCAACAAATGACGAGACAGAAGATGATAATGTCATGCAGTTGCAAATACCGAAAAACAGAATCACTGGATCAGCTTTTACATATGATCCTCCGCTAGTTAGATATGTTGATTCTAAGAAAATTTATGAAGAGTATGAGGTTGTGAATTCTGATTCATATTTAGAGTCATCAGAATTAAACGATCTATTAAATGGAGAGGGATTTGACTGATGCTAAATCTTACAGTTAATTCTATTAAGGACTTTCAGCTTTGTGAAAGATTATATGACTATCGTCATAATGAAAAACTTCCGGAAAAAATATATTCTAGAGATATCTATTCCGCAAAATTTGAATCAACCATAAAAAATATATTGTATTTCTTTTGGTATAAGAAGCAGGGTGGAATTACTCCATCGTATAATTCGCTATTAAATAGATGGGAGAAACTTTGGTTTCCCAAAGATGTTGACTCATATGATTTAATAACTGAACAGCATGAAAGTGTTTATGGAAATATGTCTAGTTTAACAACTAAGGCAGCATCAATACTTTTGGAGTTTTATGAAAAGTACTCTGAGATAGATTTAATTCCACTAGCTATTAGTGATGACTATGTCGCAATTGTTAACAAAAATATTAAGATAGAAGATCGATTCGATCTAATTTATCGACATGATGATAAAAATTATGTTGTCAAATTTATGTTTAACTATAAGACAAATTATAGTTATATGTATCAAATTGATTTTTCAACTATGTACTTAGGTTTTAAATTGCGCCATCCTTCTAGAATGCGAAATACAGTATTCGGATACATTGACTTACTGAGTAACAATATGAAATTTGTTGAGTATGAAATTAATCAAGAAGACCTTGATGCTCTAGAGTACTGGTGTGATACAATAGAGTCCAAAGAAGTGCTTGTTCCGAAAAGAGGAATGACACTGCACTGTAAAAAATGTCAGTTTGATGATATTTGTTCAAAATGGAAATTCCCAACTTAGGAAGTAGAAATGACTAAAAAAAGTTTATTAGATGATATCTTAGTTGACAACAAGGGCTCCTCTATCAATGAGGAGAATCAGATTCTACAGCCTCTATTGGATGAGATTAATCTGATTGTTGATGAGGGAGTTAGATCATTTGTTAGATCAGTTTTATTAAAGGCTGATCTTTTTTGGATTATTCCATCAGCATTTGCTAGCAATCATCATCCTAAAGATGAACATAATCAGGGTGGCAATGTTTTGCACACTAAGCGAGTTGCTAGAATAGCTGATACGATTAGTGAATCATATTCGCTGTCTTCTGATGAGCGAGATCTAGTTATCGCTGCCGCCCTTATTCATGATATTACCAAGGGTATTCCGACTGAAGATAACGTTTCTTTTCAGTTTGACCCAATGCATGCGTATACAGTTAATAGTTTTGTGATCGAATGTCAAAAATATGACAAAGAATTTGGTAATGATGGACTATCTTCTTCTCTGTTTATCACAGAAGATGCAATGCAAACAATACTAAGACTTGTTCGATGCCATCTTGGGCCATGGTCTCCCGTTCCTGAAACATTTCCGATTACATATTTAGACTATATTCTGCATGTTGCAGATAATATCGCAGCAAATCTTCACAACTTTACTGGATTAAGTATTGATGGATGATGTTCCCGCAAAAATTAGTAAACGTCTTTTAATATCCTCTAGATTAGAAGATATTTTGAAAGAATCAATCTACCATCGTACCCATTCGATCAACTTTGGGTGTGATAAAATAGTTATTGGCAACATCAAAAGCAAAGAGTTAAAAGTCAAATTATTATGAAGACCGTTTCTGATCCAAATAAATATCTATACAAATGGAGATATGTTGAGTTAGCCAAATATATTCCTTCTCTAGATAAAGTCAGTAGAATTAAAAAGGACGGAAATACTGTTCTTATTGATTTAGATGACATTGATAAATTTCGATCAGACAATAATAATGTTGGACTTTATACGTCAATCTGGTTGTACGATTCCTTAGATATTGACACCGCTGTAAGATTTGGTCCTCTATATTTTGATATAGATAGTTCAGATATTTCGATTGCATATGAAGAGTGCTTGAAGCTTTATAGATATCTTCTTAAGAATATTCCTGACGAGGCTATCTCTGTCTTCTTTACTGGTAAAAAAGGATTCCATATTGAATGTGATCCTATTGCTATTGGCATTAATCCATCGAATAATCTTCCAAACATCTATCGGTTTATTGCTAATACAATTGCAAAAAATCTGAATCTAAATTGCGTGGATTTTAGTGTCTACGATGCAAGAAGAATGTGGAGACTTGAAGGTAGTCAGCATCAGTCAACTGGTTTGTTTAAGAATGAGATTCCAAAAGAAATCTTCATCGATGGTGTTGAGAATATTGTTTCTTTTTGTAAAGAAAGAGTAGTAAGCGAGAGAACTGATCCAGCTTTCAATGCGAAAGCTAATGAATGGTTTAGAAATTTCACATATGAATTAGAAATTGAAAAAGAACGTTCTAAAGATTTTATTGGCTACTTCAATAAGTTTGGTTCTTCTGTTTTTAAGAATCTAGAAGAAAAAGACAAGAAGTTCACCAAAGACAAACTGCTAAATGGATGTCCAGCCATTGCCGAGTTGCATAAGCAAGCTATTGAAAAGAAATGGTTAGATCATGAAGCTAGACTTTTTCTATGTTCAATTCTGACTTATACAGATGAAGCTATTGAATATCTGCATGAGATTCTTTCAAATTGTGAAGATTACAATGTAGAAAAGAGTACTAGTCATATTAATGATTGGATCAATAGACGTCGACTTGGTATTGGTGGAAGACCATATACTTGCGAAAGAGCTAATGCGGCAGGTGTAGGTTGCGGTGAATGCCATCTGGACAAGAGAAAGAAATGGATTCAAATAGGCAATAGGTATGTCGAATCTGATGAGCTGTCATCTCCTTCTGCTATCCGTTTTGCGTATACGAGCATAAATAAAGGAGGTGAAGATGCCAGCTATTGACGATCCCGATGATGTAATTGGTGTTTGTTCAGAATGTAAATCTGATCAACCAGATTCTTATATGGAGAAAAGTCCTTTTGCGCAAGCAGGGTCTCCCGTCCCATGTAAGTTCTGTGGTGGAGTAGTAATTATTGCGTATAGAGAGCAGAGAGATCAGGTACTTAAAGGTTCTGATCGTTCGAGAGGTATTTGATGAAGAACTGGACAAATCTACATAATCACACCATTTTCTCAATGTTAGATGGACATGGTGATGTAGAGAAGTATCTAAGTAGAGCTAAGTCACTTGGAATGAGTGGCTTAGCTACTACTGACCATGGAAATATTCATTCATGGCTAGATTTTTATGATGCAGGTCAGGCAACTGGTGTAAAGCCAATTCTTGGTTCTGAGTTTTATCAAGCTAGAAAAACCAGATTTGATCGCGATGATGAAGAAAGATCTGGCCCAGCAAAGAATGAATGGGAGCAACGTGGACCATATCACATTACAGTTCTAGCTAAGAATTTTAACGGCTATCAGAATATTATCAAGATGTCGTCCAAGGCGTTCTTGCAGGGATACTACGTTAAGCCACGTATCGATCACGACCTCATTGCAGAGCATTCCGATGGAATCATTGTTCTATCCGGATGCTTAAATGGCGAGGTCTCACAGGCATTGTTACGTGGAGATTTTGATTTTGCGTTGGCTACAGCTAAGAAAATGCAAGATATTGTCGGTAAAGAAAACTACTTTATCGAAGTGCAAAATCATGGATTAGAAGAACAGACTCGAGTGTTCTCTGATCTCGTTAGAATTGCTAATATTATTGGAGCACCAGTAGTTCCAACTGGTGACTGCCATTATGTCCATAGAGAAGACTCTAGGGCTCATGACATCATGTTATGTGTTGCTACTAACGCAAACGTCAATACTCCTAACAGATTCTCCTTTACTGGAGATCATTTTTATCTTCAGTCTTATGAAGAAATGTCTAAAATCTTTGAAGAAAAGTGGCTAGACAACACAATGAAGATCTGTGATATGGTTGATCTAAAGCTTGATTTTGGTGACCATTTCTTTCCAAACTTTCCAATTCCAACCAATGAAACCTCTGTAGATTATTTTGAGCGTTTAGCTTGGCAGGGCCTAAAAGAGCGATATGGTGATCCCCTTCCAGGACATATTATCGATAGAGCAAACCACGAACTACGAGTAGTAAAGGAAATGGGTTTTCCAGAGTACTTCCTAGTTGTATCTGACCTCGTGCAATGGGCTAAAAACAATGATGTTAGAGTAGGCTGGGGTAGAGGTTCTGCAGCAGGTAGCATTCTGTCTTATGCTTTTAAGATTACTAATCTAGATCCAATCAAATTTGGATTGATGTTCGAACGCTTCTTAGTTGAAGGCCGTAAGTCAATGCCTGATATCGATCTCGATTTTGATGATAGATATCGTGATAAGGTTATCGACTATGCGAGATCAAAATATGGCAACGATCATGTCGCACATATCTGTACATTTAACAGAACTGGGGCTAGACAGTCTATCAGAGATGCTGCTAGAGCTTTAGGGCACGATTATAACGATGGTGACTCAGTTGCAAAACTAGTTCCTCCTCCGGTTCTTGGTATTTCCAAGTCTCTTGCAGAATGCATGGAAGTAGAAGAATTTAGCAAAGCTTATAAGAGTAGCGAAATCACTAAAGAGATTATTGATACTGCTTTTGGTCTAGAGGGAGTTGTTCGACAGACTGGTATTCATGCAGCTGGAATTGTTATTTCGAAAGAAGAACTGACAAACTATCTTCCCGTCATGCAAAAGGGTGTCGACAATCCTATAGTTACACAATGGGACATGGGAAGAGTCGAACAATGTGGGCTTCTAAAGATTGACTTCCTTGGACTTCGTAACCTTGGAGTTATTGACTCATGTGTGAAACTAGTTGAAAAGCATCGTGGTATCAAATTAGAAATTGATCAAATTCCTATTGATGATAAACTTACTTTTGACGAATTGTGCAAAGGAAATAGTATTGGCGTTTTCCAGTTGGAATCATCTGGAATGCGTAGCATGATGATTTCAATTCAGCCAAGAACGATTGAGGACATCATGGCCTTGATTTCATTATATCGTCCTGGTCCTATGGGATCTGGGATGGATAAACAATATATCGATAGAAAACATGGTCGTAGCAAAATTAAATATGATCATCCTAAATTAGAAACTGTTCTTGCTCCATCACTTGGGATTATGCTGTATCAGGAGGATGTTCTTGGTGTAGCTAGAGAATTAGCTGGTTTTTCATCTGGTGAAGCTGATGACT